TTTTTTTTTGGTCTCTAGACGCTAGTCTTCACAAATGTGAAAGCTTGAGGGGTCACTCTTAAGGAACTGAGCAAGCTTCTTATCTTCTAGTCGCTCTTTGACGTATTCTGCACCGTTGATGTTGAAGATGATTGCAGCAGCATGATCTTCGTCGGTATCACCTTGATACCACTGCATCAGATGTCGAAGGGCTGACTCCTTGAACCGCTCCAGCTCTTCTTGGCCATTACCTTTCAGCCAGTTCCGCTTGCCGTATTTGACGGCACCCTTAGTGAGGTGGATAGCATAACGCTTAAACATAGGGCCGTCGATTGCAAGAGAGTAATCGATCTTCCCCTCCGTCAGGTCTCGTTTCATGCCGGACGCGAATTCCATACGCTTGCCGCTATCCTTGACCTCAAATTCGTTCATTCTGCCTCCTACTTGATGACAACTACCCCATTTCGTTTGCGGGTGACGATGCCCATGCCCTTCACGATGGCACGGGGTTGCCGAGCGGTGTCACCCTTGTAGATAGTCTTGGTTGGAACTTGGCAATCAACCGATCTACATGGGATGCAGCGCCCGTTTGCATGGACAGTCCAGATATCGGGCTGACCCCGCTGCATACCAATGCGATTGAAGTGGTAGAAGAACGACCGAGGCTTAGATGATGACATCGCTACCGTCCAGTGTCCATTTTTGAGGAAGCGTATACTCAAGAGCTTCCATGTTAACGCGATAGACCTCAAAGTCAGGAATGAGATCCTTTTCTAAGAGGGCCTGTAAAACATCTTCCTCATCAAGGCTGTGATTTTGATAGACTAAGCATCCATTTATATAGAGGCCAGTCCAGTCGCTATCCTCAGACTTGACAAGAATGATGCGTGCATCTTGCTTATTTGATGCCGCGGGCACCGAATCGCTCCGTTACTTTACCGAATTCGGGGTGGCGTGATTCTAGCTTCTCTCGGTTGACCTGAAGGACCTCTTCGGGAGTCAGACCCATCAGCTCAACGGTCTTGAGCCAGTAATACATCACGTCGCCAAGCTCGGAACACACGCTGTCGCGGTAGTTCTTGGCGTCCTTCGTGTGGAAGAAGAACTTCTTGAACTGGTCGGCGACTTCACCGCTCTCGCCCGCAAGGCCAAGAACAGCATTCATGAGTTCCTTGTCTGTGGTGTCACAGCGCCCGGCGAAATTCCACGAAACGTTAACCACTTCGTCTAAGTGGCGTTTCAGCAGGTTGCTCCCCACTGCGTAGCCATTGCCTGTCCTTTCGTCGTTAGTTGACACTCGGCTCTTCCTCCTCTTGGACAAGTTTACGGACCTTCAGAGATGCAATCTGGATTGCACGGGCAGCGTCGTTGCTGTCCATGAAGGCATACATCATCATTAGGTAGAACTCTTTACCGAACACATCGCCAATCATTTCGATGGTGAGGTCTTGTCCGGCAGCAAGCTGCTCAGATACCGCTTTGAATGCGGCCTTACTCGGATACTTCGTCGTCGCCATCTAGGGCCTCCAGCTTAAAGGTGACCCAGTCAAGGTCGGTGAGGGTCAGGTCGCCAGTCTCGTCGTCGATAAAGTAGGCGTCCTGTGGCACAGCATTGATGAGTTCCTGATAATCACGTTCTGTGATCGTAATGATTGTGTGTTCCATGTCTCCTCCTATAGGATTATGAGTTCTGAGTTTATGAGGGCTTCAGTGACAGAGTAGACAACCTTCAGGCCCTCACGACCCTCCCGGTTGTATGGTGCATCAAACAGGTAGATGTTGTTGGTCGCGTGGAAGTCCTGATTTCCGTTGAAATGGTTGTCCACCATCCGAATGGTCTCTAGTTTGTCGTCCACAAAGAACTCGATCCCCAAATCCTTGATGAGGGGAAGCTTGTTCTTGTAATCTGACACCACGAGGACCGATGGAAACTCCATTCCATGTGCGTAGAGCCACTCCTCAGTCTGATACTTGACCTTTTTGCCTGTCCGCTGAGTGATGAAGCACACATCGTGCTCCTCAGACAGCTTGTTCAGCTCAAAGAGGTCGTTCTCAGCGTTTGGAGTGGCTCTCAAGTTGGCCCAGAAGGTCGTAGAGGGGTGGATAACTTCGTCCCAAGCCCTCTTGACCAGTTCCTGACCGTAGTAGCGCTTGTCCCAGTCCCATTCTTGTGGGAACTTGGGATCTTCGGCCCATCCAGCAGGTAGTTGGTCCCGTCCGGCGAGTTCTTTGAGAACTCCAGCGTGCCCCCAGGTGAAATCCGCGAGCACGCCGTCGATATCAATTGCTAGCTTAATGATCGGACTCCTTTCCTAGATAGCACGATACAAAGTTCTCTTGTGTAAAACATTTGGTGTGGCTTTGTCTAAACGGGCTTCCTCTTTGTCAAGTGCTGCCATTGCAGACTCAAGAGAACCATAATCGTTTACATACTCCCAATAATTATTCTTGGCATTAAAACACTGAATAACGAACACAGCAGTTTTGTCAATGCTCTGTTTTCTTATGACCCGATAGCATCCAGCAATAGTACGATCAACTCCCATATTGTCTCCTCTTCTCTAATGCAGCAAACCCCATCGTTGTCTAATGAGATAGTTTTCGCTATGTTTGCCTGTCAACATGTATTGTGCGGCTGGGCAGAGTTGTTCGTGCTTGAGCTTTTCTTCTTCGGTTGAAAACGATGCCCCACAGATTGCCTGATGTTCACACTTTAGTGCATCTGACCCCATCTGTAACCTCGTTTGGCCTCAGTGAGAATGTTTAGGCATGGTCCCATGTCATAGGAGGCTGGTAGGGCTAGCTCTGGAATGGGTTTCTCCATTTCTTCCAGCATAACAGCATCCACGCGGTCTGTCAACTCTTCAGGCACTTCTGTGAACAGCTCATCATGGATGAGGAGTCGCAGATACTGTCCGGCCTCTTCAAAGCGGTCAAAGTAGAGCCTCAGCATGGCCTCTTTGATGATACCAGCCGCTGTGGACTGTGGCCCGAAAGCAATGACCTTGTTAGCGTCGGGTCCAGGCTCCTTTTGCCACTCTCCCCCCACTTTCTCCCAATCGTAAACGCGGGAGAATCTGTGAACGTAGCCGAATGGGTTTCGGACGAAGCCGTCCTTGTCTGCTTGGGCCAGAACATCCTTGTGCCACTGCTTGATGCCGGGGAACAGTTCAAAGTAGACCCCCATAACCCGACCAACAAGGGCCACATTATATGAGATACCCGTTTCTAGCAGGATCTTCTCGGCTGCGCCCTTTGGACCCTGCATGAAGTTGGCCCCGTGGACCAAATGTTTATAGAGACTGTTACGATCCTTCTTGAACTCGCTTTTAATCTCCCCTAAACGCTTGGCTAGCTTATGATCGTCCCACGAAAGGAGGGGTAGATCGTTCGCACTGATACGCCCATCCAGCTGATGCAGCGCATATGCAGTATAGAAGCTGTGGACATCCATCTTCGCAAGCCGGATATAATCCTTTAGCCTTGCAAAGTAACCCACCAAGACGGCCTCGATACCCGAGTAGTCCCTAGCCAGGAATATGTGACCTGGACGAGCCACAATCATGTTACGAATGATTGAGTTACGATCATCTGGCCCTGCAGGACGCGGCAGCTGTTGAAGGGGTGGATTTTGACATGCCGAACGCAGCGTGCTTGGATTATGGGTAAAAGTTGGCTTGATCACACCATCTTTATCCGTAGTGAGTCCGCCACGTATCCTCCCATTTTCTGTGATCCCAATGTATTTGCTCAGTAGGCCCTGAACTTGGCGGTGTTCGAGGATGAAAGGATACATGCGGTCCTCAGGATACTTCTTGAGCAGCCGTAGGATGGCCTTCTCATCGAACGTGATGGTGCCCTTCTTCGCGTCTCGGATGGCTTGGTGCTTGACTGCCTTCTGATACGACTGCATGGCCTTGTTGGAGATTTTGAACTCCAACGGCTTGGCCCAGAACTCCTTGGTGACCTCAATTTCGAGCTTGTCAGCCCCCAAACATGGGTTCTCGGGCTCGCCAGCCTTCAGTTTCTTCTTCCCAATCGACTTAAAATGGGCCGCTTTGGGCTCTGGAAGGCCGCAGGAGCGACAACCGGGGACCACAACGACTTGAACCACCTTTTGAAGGCCGTCCGTCGATTTGGGGGTCTTCTTGTAGACTTTGACCTTCCTCACTTCGTTGGGAAGGACGGCTTCCATGCTCTCTTTGATACCAACTAGCTCAGCAGCTAGCTTCGTCTCAGCCTCATCACGCATCTGACGGTCGAGGAGGACGCCCTGAGAGCGCATGTAAGCGAAGATTTTGTTAAGTTGGATGACATGCCGGTCAAAGACGTGCCATAGGTCGTTGTTCTTTAGGTCCTCTCTTATGCCAACGTAATTACGTAGCGCCATGTCGGCGTCTTTTGCGTTGTAAAAGGCTGGCTCAGAGTCTGCGAGGTGCTTCCACATCGAAGAATTTTGAGCGTAGAAAGGTGTGACGAATCCAAGAGCCTTTGGTAGCGACGTGTTAAGGACGTGCCACGCCAGCATTCCGTCAATAGAGATACCATTGAAGGGCATTTGTGCACGAACGCGTGGATCGTCGTAGTTTTCGTTGTTCCACCCCAGCTTAGCGACGTTTGACGTGAAAAGTCGCTCAATATGGGGGATATATTCAGCAGTCCAGGGAACCGAAACAGTGGATGATGGACGATACGAAAAGGAACATCGGAGGATCGTGTAATCGTCATCGGACTCCTTGCTTACGGTTTCCTCATCCTTCCCCTTCTTGAAGGGAGTCTCAATATCGTATGAGAGGACGATTTCCGACTCGTCATGGCCCTCAATGATGCCTAGGAACGTGTCGACCCACGCTCCGAAGTCCTTAGGTTGGGGATCGAGGGAGTATTCGATCTTCTCGTGCTCGTAACCACGTTCGGCAATCTCCACCGCACGCTTTGCGGCGAACTGCAAGACGGGAATCAGGTGATTGTAGCCCCTAATGAGGTATGCCGGATGGTAGGTGGCGACGACCCATGCCTCATACTTCTGGGACCACATCGGATAGTTGATGTAGTCGTGCTTGAAGAACGGATCTTTGGGATCTTCGAACCCCATGATCCGCATGAACGCAGTTTTGCCCAGGGTCAGGATGGTGAAGGTCCGACCGTTGGCTTTGGCGGCCTCGCGGGCGCGTGCGTTATCAGCGTCTAGATTCGGGGCACAGTGCTTAATGCAGACTCGCTCCCAGGGCATCCCCGACAGCTTGTTGTTCGGAGGGCGGCACTTCAGGACGTTCGAAATGGTGAAGTGCTCCCTTTTGAGGCCCACCCGGTTAAGGGCGTTGAAGAGATAGTGGCCGGACTTGCCCACGAAGGCCATGCCAGCCTTCTCTTCATTCTCACCAAGGGCCTCCCCAACGATCATGACGCCGTATGAGCCATCTCCGTCGGGAAAAGAAAAGCCCACCTTCTGACCGTAGGGCGGTTCAAAAAGTGGGCAACCTTCGCAAGTTTTAGGTTTCGGTATCATCTGACCTCTTGTAAGTTTTCCAGTATTCGTGTAGATACGACTTCATATACGCTTTTCTGTTTGGTCGTAAATGTCTCGGGACTGGATTCTGAGGGTGATGAATATAAGCATGCTTTACCATATCCACGCACTCTAGATTGGCAATTTCATTATTAGTGAAATCACCATCTTTATGATGGATATGGTGTCCTGGAGGAATCGGGCCGTGGATTCTGATCCAAATCTTTCGGGCCTGTGCTCGACAAGTTCGCCAGTGTGTTGTAGCCTTTAAAGGCTTAGCTAGCCGTATTGCTTCTGATCTAGAGCGACAATGTCCCTTACAAATTCTGTGAATTGTAGATTTGCCATAACCAGTTTGAGCAGCAATTTGCCTTGTGCTTAAACCTTGTTCGTATAGCTTTAGAATATCAGGTTTTGGAATCATTCGGGAAGTCTATGACGTGGACGTTATCCGGTAGATTGTAGAGGAAAGGTTGAATCTCTTTCCAGGTGCGACCCCCATTCCCACATCCGGGCCGGGGCATCACATACGTTTTGTCTTGTTCTAGCTGGGCCATGAACTCGCCCACCGAACGCTCTATAAGGTCCAGGTTAGCTCGCTCATACCAGTGATGCTTCACCGGAAAGGTGAAAAGTCTCTGCGGGGTGAACTTGTGGACATGGTTTCCATGTCTTAGAATGCGTTCACCAAGCCATGTGGGGAACTTGGGATACATTTTGGCTGCCTCTTTAGCACAGCCACGCCCCATCACGCATTCACCATTCGTTTTGATGGTGCCGTTGGTCGTAATGACCCGCCAATCAGCAGGATAGGTCCACAGATTCCCCTTAACTTCGATCATTCGAGCCCCCACAGTCGCTTGACCCTCTTAACACATCCCATTGGGATAGTGTGGACGATACCGAAGGTGTCATCGAAAGTTGGAGATTGTTTCTGCACTAGGACGATGTAGTCGTCGGTCTGTTTGAAGACGTAGCCGACGGAACGGCAGATAGCGATCTTGTATTCCTTCTCGACCTCTTCGCGGGTCATCCAGCCCTGATTTTGGGTGGTAATGTCTTCCCATTCGACCTCTACTAGACGCTTCAGAGGGAATTTAGCCTTCTCCGGGTTCATTCGTTTCTCCAATCCCAGACCGAATACCCACCGGGTATGTCTGGTCCGTAGAGAAGGATTGCACAGTCTTTCGGGTAGGGGTCAGAGGCCCCCACAAATGTCGGTCGTCCGTTCAGGAATAGGACATGCGCGACGTTGTGAACATGGTCCCGCCACCAGTTTGAACCAACAGCGGCTGGGACGAGCATGACGACGTGGGCTGCATTGTTCTCAACCTCAGCCATGGCTTTGAGGGTCCAAGGGGCGATACGGCCGAAGGGTGGGTTACAGTAGGCCCACCCATAGCCAACTGTCCATCGCTGAACTAGGCTGTTCAATTGCTCGTCATAGAACATCGGTGCCACGGCGTTCTTGGTGTCCGCTGCTAGGTCTATGGTGAAGTCCTCAATACCCAAGCGGCGTTTGATTGCCCTGAGGAGTATGGGAGGGGTGCAATAGTCCTGTTTGGACTTACCCGGTTTCTGACGAGGGAAACTTTTAGCCACCAACAATTCCTCTCTGATTAAGCTGTTTCATGCTGTTATATATCTGTGACTGATCATCATGCTCTTCTACAGATAATCCAACTGATCCAGTTCGTCTTCCATGCTTGTCTAGGTATGATAACAACAATATAGCTCTATCTCGTTTCAACCTTAAATATGGAAAGATTGGAACTAGAACTTTACGTATTTGTTGACCCCAAACAGTCCAGCTATAACCTTGCTTGCGGTTAGAAGCATTCATCTTTTTAGCACGTATAGATCCTACACTAAAATACTCTTGCAAATCCTTTAGTAGTTGAAGATCAGTATTGCTGACATCTAGATATGGACAAAATCTGAACCCTATTTTAGAGGTTTTACTCTTGTGTCTGGTGATAGTAAGACACCCTTCCCCATCAATTATACCTGCAACGTATGCATGACATAATTCTTTTTGACGAGGCATCGTTGACATAGCTTAGTTCAGTGTGATTTTGGGGTCGTTGGGGTCGCCCACGATTGGGCCGTTCATGACCTCTGCACCATGCAGGATCAACACGATGAACTGAGAGACTTCTTGCACCTTCTCTTGAAGCTCTTGCGGGGTGATTTCCGGCTTCATTGAGATTAGGATCATGGAGATAAGTGCCATCAGCGCATGAGCCATGGGGACCCCATCAAGCACGTCATCGACGCGCATGATGATTTCGCCAATTTCCTTGCCTGTTGCTGATGTTCTGATAAGTGTTGGTGTATCGCTCATTAGAGCCTTTCCAAAGGGGTTCATATTCGCCCTTAAATAAGGATGCCCGGCATTGCACCGGGCTGAGGGTTTCTAAACCCTTAAGTCTTTCTTGATGGGGTGTTTTATGCCCCGGCTGGAATGTAACGGTCCACTTGAAGATTGGCTCGGAGGCGTAGGGGTTTACCGTCCTCACCCTTCTCTGTGGGGTCTTCCACCCACGACTGGTATCCACCAATGACGTTGCCGTCCTTGTCACGTCGTGGAGGGAAATTCTTCATGCCTTCGACCGTGAAACCAGTGTTCTTGTTATATGCGCGCCAGTCAACGTCTACCTGATAGACTGCGTTGGCTGTGCGCTCAACCGCATCGGCTAGCGACTGTGGGTCGCCAGTAACCTGAACCCTCATTCCGCAGGCTCGGAGGTAGTCTCCAAGCTGTGAAACGTCAGCACCTGATCGCTTGTAGGTCTTTGCTGAGACTTTAGTGAATCGGATTTGGAAGCCCTCGTTAGTTGGGCCAACAATCGTGGGGTCAATCTGGGCGGACAGGAAGCCAGCCTTAGTTGCACCAAACGCCGTATCTGGAAAGGACTCGGGAGCCCGCACCGTATATCGGCCAGCCTCAGGCAGCTGGAACCCCGTCTTCACATCAGCGTAGATTTCGAGGTCCAGCGGTGCCGACGTGTTCAGTTGTCCGAGACGAGAAATATCAGCCATTCATTCACTCCTATTGTTCACGATTTGTAAAGCAAGTGGTTGTCAGCAAGAGAAGCATACCATGCTTATCCTTTGATGTCAAGCCGCTTGCGGATTGCGTCAATGGCCGTCTTCTTGCCTCCCTCCAGGAGGGTAAGTGCCTTGACGATTGATGCAGGTTCTATTTGAATTGCTTCGAGTTTAGCTGCATCGAGGGGCAGTCGAATATTGCCTAGACCGGCAGCGTTCCCTGCTCCCACATCTACGTGGTTGCCCATGTAGAGGATATGACGCTCAGGCTTGCCCTGCTGGGCAGGTAGAACGTCGATTCTGAAGGTGTAATTAAACCACCGGGGGACCTCAGATGTGAGGGCCTTACCGATGACATCGGGACCGAGCACCTTACCAGCAGCGGTGGCGTCCTCATCCTTCGAGACTGAGGATGTCCACATGATATAGGATGCATCGAGCTTCTGGGATGCCCAAATCTTCTCAGTCATGAACCCCTGTGCCACACCGAAGTGTGCCATGTTCGAGCCGCTGACCTTGAGCGTTTCGTTGTCGCCGGATACCTGGAAACTAATGTTTGCGCCCCCACCGATGTTCACGTTCTGGGCTGCCTTGGCCTTCATGTCTTCCATGAGTTCCTCAGCGAAGGACCGCATCGACTCAAAGGCGAACATGCCAATCTGACCGTTCTCTCCCTTCACCCACTTGCCTGCACTGTCACGAACGTTGCCCTGGACAGCGTTATTCAAGAAGATCCAAGGAGATGTGGTCCCCAATTGAATGGGCTCGATGAGTCCAAGCTCGATATATGGTGTAACTGTGTCGATACCACCCTTATCGGCAGTATAGAGGCGGGTCTTCTTGCCGGTTGTCTTGTAGACGAACTCGGCCATCTCTCCCACCATTGCTGTCTTACCGCTATTTGTGCGGCCGTAAAGTAGGATGGTCTTCTTAGACATGCTTCCTCATCACTTCGTATGGAGATCCAGGCTCTTCACCTTCCAGTTGTCCCATGTGGGTTACTTCAATAGCTCCCACACCCTCCATGAAGGATACACCATCGGTAAGTTTGTTGATGAGGGTGTCGATACTTGGTCCTTTTGCTCCTCGTTCACATTCAATGGCGATAAGGAAGCCGTGGGTTTCAAGCGGCACCTCTTCTCCACTATCTTTACGTTGTAACATCCCTTCAAATCCCTTCTTCGTAGGGCTTTCTCCAATGCAACCTCATCTTTGTTAGCACGAACGATGACGGTCTTTTTGGTAGAATGCCAACTCGCTTTGATTACGTAGTCGTATTCCATCGAGTCCAACGATGATAGCACACCTAATAGGGTCTGTCAAGGCACCAGTCGTAATCTGGAGTCCACTTGTGGGTGTCGCTCCATTTCTTGGGTTTAGGACCGTAGTGTCGAGTCTTATAGACTTTTGAGCGTCCACACACAGGACACTCAAACACTTCGATCAAGCACCAATATTTACGTTTCTTCATATGGAGTCCCTTTCGTAGACCGGCGGTGCCCACTCTCCGACACGCGCGGGCAGGCGCGAAATCGCGTCTTCCAAGGTTATCGGAGTGTAATTGATCCGTTCGACGGAGACATTGTAATACGGACCGGCCGGTGAAGGCTTTTCGTGAATGTGACCATGCAGGTTGCCCCTAAATCGCCCCAATGAATCGGGATGAATAGGTGCATGGGTGAGCATGGTATTGTTGAGGACCCGCATACCGTAGATTTCCGAGAATCCGGCTGCAAGATAAAGTCGGGTGCGGAAGATGTCATGGTTCCCTCGCACAAGGCGCTTGTGGCCGTGTAGACGCTTGCACAGAGGCAAAGCATTGGCGACCATAGCTACGTCGCCTAGATGGTAGACATGGTCCTGTGGGCGAACCACAGCGTTCCACCGCTCAATCATGTGCTCGTCCATCTCATGGACATCTTTGAAGCCAGGACGGACGTAGACGCCATGAGAGTTGTGGAACTTGAGAATGTTGGCGTGCCCGAAGTGCGTATCGGACACGACCCAAACGGTTGGCACGAATTACTCCTAAAAAGTGTGGTAGCGGGTGCCGGAATCGAACCGACCATACGTGGCTTATGAGACCACCGTGTCCACCATGTTCACCTACCCGCAAAAATGGCACGGATGAAAAGAGCAGCAGGGATGCGGGTTTGAACTGCGCGGCTTATGAGGCCGTTCAACCATGATAACCCTACAAAACGACCCGTGTCAAAAATGGTGGAATCGACAGGAATTGAACCTGCAACCCCCTGCGTGCAAGGCAGGCGCTCTACCATGTTGAGCTATCCCCGCAAATTGGCCCAATCGGCACGGATTGAACGTGCGACCTCCGGCTCTTCAGACCAGCGCTCTACCAGCTGAGCTACGATTGGAAAGGCAACACGGACAAGTTGGGAATGAGGAAGTGGGAGCCATCACGCTTCCCTGTTTGCGATGATAATCCTCACTCATCGGCCCGTGCTTAAAGCTTTGCAGTCATCACCACGCGCTACCCATCCCGGAGTCCACTACTATGTAGTAGGTTACTGTTTCGTGCATACCGGGCTTTAAGATCGGGCCTACAAACCCTCAAGCCTTGTCCGTGTGACTGCAAATTGGGTGCCCCCGGCTAGATTCGAACTAGCACTGAACCGCTTCTGAGGCGGATATCTCTGCCATTTGGATTACAGGGGCATACGTAGGCGTTTGATCGGGTCTTTGTGTGGCATATATAGTTGGCTATGGCGGATGGAATCGAACCATCATTACAGGATTCAGAGTCCTGAGTCCTACCAGTTGAACGACGCCACAATGGAAGGCGGTGCTGGGATCGAACCAGCCTTAGATGTTTTGCAGACACCCGTCTCAACCGACTGACTCACTGCCCGAATTTGAGGCCCACGACGTTACGGTCTGACGAGTAGAAGAGACGTAAACTTCGATGTGCTGTTGAAACTTTTGACCCCACTTCAATGGAATCGGGGGCTTGGCTTTGAAAGCTTCAATAAGGCGGTTGGCTGCCGCAAGCGTCTCAACACGCTTACACTGGATGAACATTACCGGGTCAGAGCCCAGCGGGACAACTATAAGATCGAAGGGGCCGTGACTTCCTGCAGTGCGAAGGACCTCATAGGCATGATTGCGCCAGAATTTCATTCTAGCATATTCATAAGCCCTGCCTCTGTTATAGTTCTTATTTGGCATTTAGAAGTCCTGTCGTCATATGACCTCCTGTCCATGCGATTGCTCAGGAGACCACCCACAAAGTAGGCAGTAGGTGGTGTCTTGGAAGACATGGCTACAACGCACTGCACGTTGTAGTTTCAGGTGCCGTTCATAGGCAGCCCTTGAAGGGAATGCCTCTCGTGGCAGATCTAGGATCTTACGTCTAGATCCCGAAGCCGTAGCCTTCTTCTTGTTCTTTGATAGAGCGATCTTTGCGCTCGTGGCGTTCGGCTTCCATCGGGTGGTGGCTTTCTCGCCAGTTGTATCCGAGAGCCAGTGGGTTATCTGAGTTACTGAAGCAGAGCGACCTGTAGGCACAGGGGTTGCCGAACGCCGGGTAGCACTGCTCGAACTTCTGCGGGAAGTAGGCGTCGAGACCTGCTGCCCGTGTTTCCTTGTCGTCGATTTCATAGGTTCCCTCAATCAGGAACATGCCCATCTGGATTTCTCGTTCCCGGATGGCGCGCTGATTAAAGAAGGCGTTGACTAGGTCTTCGTTAATGAATATCGGCGCGGTTCTGGGGAATTGCTCGACAAGGGTATTGTCTGGCATATTGGCGACCCATTCACGAACTCCACCTTCCATTTCCCATACAGGTGCCCGTTTGAATCCTGGAGCGTAATCGTAGCGCACTTCTCCTGAGATAAAAGGAGGTTGAGCAGAGCGTGCGTAACCGTAACAGAAAGGACTTGACTGTTTTCCATATGACTCATAGCCTTTGTAGAGGCCCTGAACAATGACTGCGGCTACGGGCTGGCCGAGCTTCGCTTCGATGGCCTTAATGGAGGAGTGGACCTGCACCGCAGTGTTCCACGAGTTGATCCACTTGTCCTTCTTGGACATAGTGGACTTGTATTCGATGTAGAAGGCATCCCCGTCTCTGCCTAGCACCAAGTCGGGCTTCGACATGAATCTTATACCGTCATGGTCGTAGGTAAGCTCCTGCTCGATGAGCAGAATCTCCGGGTATTCCGCGATGAGGGCGGGCCAGACAGCCTTATGGAACCCTCGAACAAGCCCCTCAACAAGAGTAGACTGTTCCTTCGCAAAAACGATGGTTTCGAACTCGTCGCCAGTATCACCCGATGTGATTTGATTGGCGATAGAGTCATACATGTGCTTTCGGGCGGCATCAGCGATAGCGTCGATGTCGATCCCACCTTCCTTGTGTTGGAAGGCAATGGCTGCAAGGGCATCATGAATGGCAGTGCCCATGTAGAGATAGAAGTCGGTGGATTCTGGCACGACACCGCGACCACCAAACTCGTAGTTCCAGTAACGCTTGCGTGGACACGACCAGTCCGTAGTAGAGCGGGTTCGGTCATACAGGAGAAGTTCGTGAACCGATGGGGTGTTCTGCTGTTGAATTATGGCAGCAGGGACAAAATGCGCGTCGTTTTTCTCGGACATCTTAAGCGGGCCTCGTAGGCGGTTCCCAGGGAATTGACACGATAAACAGTGCAATTGTAACAACGGTAAGGACGATTAGAACCATGAGTTCCTTCTAGGAACCGAAAGGTTCCTTGTAAACGGCCGGTGACGCCCGGTCGTGGGACGGTTGTTGTGTTGAGGAAGCTTAGCACAAACGGCCCAAGAATGTCAAGTCCTTGACATACAGGCGGTTACCATGCTATGATCCTGCCCTAACTGCGGAAACCTCACCCACTAAGGGTGGCTCTTAAGGGTTAGTCTCCCTGGAGGGAGCATGAACCTGTTTGATACGAACGCATCACCAATTCCTCCTCTAGAAAAGGTTGGAACACCTATCACTGCCCCTATCGAAGAGGGGCCTGTAGACTTAATTCCTGGACTGCTGCCACGAAAGGGCCAGCTCGTTATTGCGGGTGAGACCAACGTAGGTAAGTCCCTCGTCGCTCTCGAAATTTGCTCCGCCCTGATTACTGGCGGGCCGCTCTGGGGTGAACTTCAACCGACCGCCCAGGCAAAGAAGATCCTCTACATTCTTGGGGAGCACTACAACGAGGTCATTCAGAGATTGTGGCAGTATACTCACCTGCCTATGACGGACCAAGTATATCTCATCGGTCCTGAGCAGCTCGGATACGACAAGTGGCTGGTCGTCAATGGACGACCGAACCCTACGGGCATAAACAAGCTGACGCGATGGTCTGAGGGCGTTGATTTGGTGGTGTTTGACCCACTCGCGGCCTTCGTTTCTGGGGTCGATACCGAGAATGACAATATCACAATGCGTCTTGTCCTCGACAGCATGAGCGTCATCACGCAGAGGACTGGGGCGAGCTGCCTTATCCTTGCACATCAGGGTAAGCCAATGATGGACAAGTTTGGAGCAGAGCATTCCCGCAAGAGCTACGCTATCAGGGGGGCCAGCGGTATCGAGGATGCGGCCACGAACATCTTCTATCTCAGCATGGCTGAGAAGGGGTCGTCGCAGGCCGCTCAGGAAACGGCTGACACCAAGATTCTCTCGCTCAGGTGCCGCAAGTATAAGGGGCTTGCTCCAGAGGAATACAAGCTCTCTCGGGACGAGAACACGTTGGTTCATACGCTCCTCGGCAACCGGCCTCACACTGAAGTGCGGGCGATGGAAACGAAGAACAAATCAGGAAGGCTTCAGGCCGCGTTCCCTGAGATGAAGACCTCTGAGATCATCAAGATCTTGGCGGCAATCAACAACCAGTCAGACAATACAATCAGAAGCTACCTTGCCTCGTAAGGCGAGGCAGTAAGAACAAGGCTCCACTCGAAAGGGTGGGGCCTTTTTTATTTCATAGGGTTTGTCACGTTGATCCACTCGCCTTCGCTGCTACCGACAAATATCGGACCTCCATAAGGCTGGAAGCGTTGGGTGATGAAACAGTAGCGACACCAACGTTTCTGTTGTGGGTTAGATTGACTTGTGGTGTAGTGCCAGGTGTGCCAATCAAGGAAACGGCAGGCAAACCAGCGCAAGAAGTCGAACATATAGGAAACCTCGTGTATTTCATCGGATGCACTCCGTCCGGGGAGGAGGGGGCGTGTCGGTGGACGCCCCTCCAAGACGAGACCAATAGTGTGCACAGAATAGCAAGAAAAACTCAAAGTTCCCCTTACTTATAAGGGGATCAAAGATTGAGTTTTTAGTATTTGCAAGATAAGAACTTGCGTAATAGCTCGTTCTATGTTATCTTTGCAAGATGAGAATAGCAAAGAATCCAGCGTATTTGAAGAACCCTGAAGCCTACAACCGACGGGCCAAGGCTTGGAGGGAGGCTAACAAGGAACGCCACGACTTTTTAAAGAAGAGGTGGGCCGTTAACAATGTTGATAAAGTTAAAGCTTATCAAGCAGAGGCTCGATGGAAGCGTCATGGGATCGTTGGAGCAACTATAGAGGTCTATAGGAAACTCCAAGTAGAACAAAAGGACTGTTGTGCCATCTGCATAAAGCCTCGTGTGGAACGAGCCCGAGCACTAGCTCTCGATCACAACCATGAGACAGGCAAGATTCGTGGGCTCCTCTGTCAATCTTGCAACTACCGTATTGGAATTATTGAGCAATTCAGACGAGATAACTTGCTTGACAAGGTGTTGGACTACATTCAGTAGGCAGGAGGGAGGGATGGGCAGGCATCCCTCCCCTCTTTGGGAGGTTCCCTAGTCCAGAACCTAGCGGAGAGCGCCTTAGGGCGGGTTTCTCTAGCTGGTGTTCAGGTCCTCAACCAAATCCAACCTAAGCGGTCACGATAGAAGGTTTGGGCACACGCACGCACGAACCTCTGGCAGTCTTCGCAAGGACGCGCGGTCACAGTGCTCTTCGACTTACGCCTTAGGGCAGCCACATACAAGGTGGCGTTCTTCAGGCGTCTAGGGTTCGCGCGGGAGAATGCGTGTGCCTCCGCGTGCATGCCTAGGCCATTTGAGCCCATGTGGTTGTGGCCCCAGGCAAAAATACCATGCTTATCTGCAAGCACTGCACCCACTTGAACAGCACAAGTTGAGCGGGAAGCAATTGCAATAGCAAGTTCTCGTGGGTCTTCAGGTTTTCGCATGAGTATTCCTAGGTCTTCGTTTGACTCCAGAACGCCCCAAAGCAAGTATTTCTTTAGCACGTTCTTGCCGTCTATGACTAAGCCAAGGCCACATGTAAGCTATTACAGCTTGGACATACTCAAAGCTGGTTACTCGCCAAGCCCATTGGGATTTTCTGGTTTTGATTGTTTCGTAGCTATAAATTCGAGGGGGTCGGTAGTAGATATTTCCACAACCAAGGATATGCTGAAGTCTAATGAGCAAATCTTTGTCAGACAACTGCATACCCAAGCTTACACCCTTGCCTTGGACACTAAACCATCCTTCACCTTCGAATAAGCCAGCGGCCCAAATGACATCCTCTCTTGAGGAGAAAGGCTTAACAGCATCTAGTATAACTGAGTTCGTGTCTATTTCCATAGATCAGACTCTATCATACTAAGATTTAATTGTCAATGGCCCCAATTAAACTACCATCGCTCCCACCCAGGTAGCTGAATTTCGGTGTGGCACTTTGGGCACTGGTTCATGGGCCAGCCACCCTTGACTTGATTATCACGGGTGAATTCGAACTTCATGCCGCAAGGACATTGAACAATGGACAGCTCCATGTTCATTTCCTGAACGAGTTTGATGCACTTCGCGGCCATGGCCTTGTCGTAGCAGATGACAATAGGCTTTTCCAGGCCCTTGTCGGGGTCAGGTCCTACAAACCACCCTTCCCAGACACCGTAATACATCTGGCTGCCACATGAGCCACACATGTGGCGAGTTTGGGGGTCATGGAAGCCGTCATAGTAGCCCTGAGCATCAAGGTAGCAGCTGCGGCCGCAATGCCTACACTCCACGAGATACTTGTCTCGCTCCTTTTCAATGAAGCGGGTGACTAGGCTGCCTCTTTTCTCTGTCCAAATCATGACTAGCCTCCCAATGCGTCGTTCATCAGGTCCTTCAGGTCCTGCTCATACTGAGGGTCCATCGTCCTTCTCCGTTCTTATAGGGCGGACTATGCCCTTTAGTCGTATCGGCGGGTCAGACGGTCGAGGTCGTCGATGTCGTAGCCCGCGTTGCCGGAAGAGACTTCGAGTTCGGTGAGGCGCTCTTCGATCCGCTCCAGCGTGTCCAAGATGTCAGAGAACATCTTCAGGACTTCCGTCTCTTGAACCGTGGAAGTTGATGATTCCGTCTGACTCGATTGGATCGGGGTCTCGGGGAGGAGCGGGGATGTGTCTTTCAGCTTGTCGGTCATGGATGCGTCTCCGAATATCTTCTTTCTTGATGAGTGGAACGAGGTGGTAGACAGCCAGGGATGTGACTTCCTGACCTTGTTCTTCGAGGCGTTTCTTAGCACGACGGATCAGGTCATCGTAGTCAAGCATCATAGGATCGCGCCACTTGCTCTCCTTCTGGCGCTTCTTGTGCTTTCCTTTCTTACCCATTGTCGGCCACCTTATCTGAGAACTGCGCCTACGACTGTGCCGGTTGCGGCTGCCAGTGCGTAGAGAACGCCCATCTTCCACGACTTGTGGTTGTCGATACGGAATCCCATATTGACCCACCACAGACACTGCTGAACGATGGACGCGACGAAAACCAGCTCCAGATGCCCCGTTGCGATAGCCTTAATACCGAGGCCGACGCAAATCTGTTGGCAGAACACCAGGAATAGCATGAACATTAACGCTAAGCGATCCTTTCCCTAGATGAGGATGCGTTGCCTATCATTTCCAGGGTGAACCTCAGGGAGAGCTTGCTCAAGCAGCCGTTGGAGGACATCCCAATCAATCAAGTGGGGCTCAACGGCGATGTTGACCTTACGGGGCTCACGTTCACCCTCGTTAAGGACTGCCGCTCTCACGATGAGGGCAACGATTGTTTGTTTCACGGAATGATCTCCATCCTTGCCACTTGTGGCACGGTCATCGTGGCATTACCGCCTCCGGCATATTCGAATACGAGCCGCTGGACTTGTGTGTTACGCACCCCCTTTACAGCGATGCTAACAATGTCGTAGAACACGTCGATGTGACCGTTCCGGTGAGTGACAAGTATGGTCATGATCGTATCACTCCATGATGAAAACGTCAATACGCAGGCCGGACCAGTTGAACTTGACCCGGTGAGCGTATCGGGAATCCTCGGCAGGCTCTGGATAGTCAGGGATTTTATCCTGAACGATCTCCATACGCCCACGATGATCAGGTGCGTTTCTCCACTCAACGACAGCTTGAGCACCTTCGCCTCCTGCCGCAGCCCACTGCACAAACTGGTTACGTCCTATGTGCTGGCGTTCGCCGTTGACAATGATAAACTGTGCAGCGCCTGCCGGTGGAAGAGGAGGGGCTTCGTCGTGGACCAATACTCTTGGGTCTCTTTCTTTCTTCTCAGGCCGAGGGGGGCCAATCTCTTCACATGTGCCCCAAGTGTCCTTGAGGAAGGACAACATGCCATCGCAGTCGGTCTTGAACTTTTGCGACTCGAGAGGAAGGAAGTAGAGATCGAGATCCTTGCCAGACTTTCCGTTGTTGAGGACACCGCCGCCAAGGGCTAGATGGTAGCCGTAAGACCTCGTATGGGGCTGTATGCCACGAATGAGAGGGAGGGCATCTTCCAGTGTCCAGTAAGGGTCCAGTGAAAGTGTAGACATTTAGACGCCCTCCTTTGCCGCCATGCGCTCACGAAGCGCACGTTCCTGTTCTCGCCGCTCATCATCCCATACCTTGCGGCAGGGCTCACATAGGGTCCGAATCCATCCCGAGGTCTCGGAGCCGCTGGTAATGGCGAGGTATCTAACCTTTTGCTTTTCCAGGTCGTAGCCGCTTTGACCGTCCTCCCCACACTCTTCACAGGTGTGGTAGGAAGCGTTCTCGACGGCTCGAATGATGGCATCCAGCGTCTTTGCGTAGGCTGGGTTGGTGTGCTTGTAGTCGACGTTCCCAACGTAGATGCGGAGGCCACCGAACTTCTCTTTGATCTGGAAGATTTCGACGCCATGCAGCGCAGCAAGCTCGATGACTGGCTCGTAGAGCTTGGCCCACCCCTTGGCACACTCGATGCCGAACATCTGATAGGAGGTCACGCGACCCTTGGCCTTCTGCTCGTCTGCCCAGGTGGTCTTGGTCAGACGAGGAAGCTTACCAATCCAATTACTTATGATGTTCATGGCTTTATCTCTTTCTTGCCAACGAGGGCCAATGTCTGATCCTTCGTAAGTTTGAGGCACGAGTCGGGAGGAATTCTTATACCCAGCCTTCGGGTTACAGATTCACTTTTGAGAGTGACGACGGTCTCTCCGCCAGTGTAGATGGTGACGGCTAGAACGAAGGGCGCATTTGTGCTGCGCCACTGTCCCGTCCAGTCGTCGTATCTCAGTTTCTTTCCAGGAATCTTGGCTGAGCTTTTCCTCGGTATAGGCTCCTTAGCTGCCTTGCGTATTTCGACCCAACCCTTCATCCCGATGGCATAGTAGTTCATGCCGTCTCCTAGCGGACAATCAGCTGTCCAGGTTGTGGCACAACGATCTTTGCAAGGACTAGGCCGATTTCCTTGGCTCGCTTGCAGATTCTTGCGTGTTCAACGAGGCCGTCCGCGTCGATGTAGAACTCTTCGCCGCAGCTCTTACAGCCACGAATCTTCGTCGCGTTCGCTTGTGATCCCATTGGCCTTCCCCCACTTGTTAAGAGCCGTCCAGTTGATGGTCCAGATATAAGCTCGGACCCGGTTGCCAGTGTTGGGATTTTTGTTCCATGATGTGAAGATCACAGAGCCAAGGTCATTCTTCTCAATGAACTGGCGGAAGTTGTCGCCATACTTAGCGTTGGTTCCTGCTTCCGAAAAGACCGCGTATCGGAAGCGCTGGCCGTCACCCTCAGATTCCCGTAGGAATTCGAGCATGGCATCCTCGGAGTGGCGTATGCCGGAGAGGTTGTCGATCTCTCTCATCCCGCAGCACTGCATGTCTTGGAGATACATCGGCTACTCCCTTCCCTGCGCCCATTGCCTAATGGCGTTGGCGTAAACGTCCACGCTTCCACCCTCAAGACCAGGAGCCCGGTTGACTTCCAGAACGATGAGGCTGCCATCGCGCTTTTCGCCGATGTCCACCGCACCGAAATCGAGACCAAGGGCCTCGACGGCTTCGTGGGCCAGATCACGGTGGGCCTGTCTAGAGGTTTGCCCATCGTAAAGGATGCGCCAACCCCCGTCCCATGACCTGATCCATGCGTGAGCACGTCGAGTCCCATTGGCACCGTCGAGAGAGAAGCCCTCTCTCAATGCCTTGACGCCAGCCCGGAGGCTGCGTCCCTTGAAGGAGTGAACCCGGACTTCCTGCACGAGGTCTTCCTTCTTTGCGTAGTAGTCGCCGCCACGGTTGGCGAGCAGGTCGTTCCCACCGACGTGACTGTTGGAGCGGCTGAGCCATTCTCCCACAGGTCGGCCCGGTTGTGCAACCGGAGCCGCGATTGCCAGGGCTCCAGTCAGTCCGTTCAGCTTGGCGAGGAGGTCGCGGACACCGTCCACGAGTGGTCCTCGACGGGGAAGAGGTCCCGCAGGGAGTGTCAGATTGACCAGTTCCTCGGCCGCTTCCTGGGCATCGCGCATGATGGCGATTGCAGGATCGACCGCAGCAGCCACCGGAGGAGGCGCTGCTGGGCGCTGGAGTGAGACCTGAATTGTTGGAACCCCTTCCCGCGCCAAGAGTTCGGCGTCGGAAAACTTGTTGCGGATGGTCGTGCCGTTCAGAACACGCACACCACGGATTTCTGGGACCGCTTCACCCCAGGCAATGACCACGTCACCGGCACGGGCCTTGCGTTCGATGGGAACCTCAGTTCCTCGAAAGCGGCGAGCACCCTGTCCAAGCGCTTCCGCAAGCAGACGAGCCCCCGTAGAGGCGTTCTTTCTGTAAACGTAAATCACGACTATCCTCCCCGGCGCAGAAATCGCGCCGCTAATACCCTTGCCGTTTTCGGTAATTAACCCTCTTCTGCTCACGCTGCTTCCAACCACTGAGCCACTGTGTGTAACGGTAGGGCCACGTCGGAAAGATGAAGCCGAACGTCACAATTGTCACTGCGTAAGAGACTACGCAGACTATCGCCGCAACCCACGTCAGAACGAGGTCAAAGAACGATATGGGATAGAACGTCACGAACGCCTTACCGGGAGACTGGCCATGGATTACGAGGAAGCCAATGAGCCGGAGAAGGAACAAGGCCGCAGCGGCCAAGCCAATTATGACGAGGATAAGAGCCACGATTCCCCACATGTTAGGCTCCTTTCTTGGCCCCACAGACGGTGCAGACCCAGCCGTTGTCTTTGGCGGCAAGGTTGTGGACCCTCATGCCAGGACCATACTTCTTGTCCTGGTATTCGTGAACGCAAGTGCAACCTCGCACGGAGGTAGCTTTCTTAGGATCAGCCATAGGACTCCTCCTTTGTAGCGGGGCTGCCTTTGTCATCTTCCCACTGATCAAGAAACATTTGCACATCAACAGTGATGTTCTTGAGATCGGTCAAAGCCGTGCCACTCACAGGTCGTTTGGCCATTGCTCGTTTAATTTGACTCTCGAAACTGTCGAGACACTCGTCCAGAAGTTCAAGGGCTACCTGAAGGTCTGCTTCCAGACTTTCAGTATAAGCGACGTATTGATCGTCGTGCTCAATGCTCACCTCGACGACCGTCTCACCTTCTTTGGCTGGCGGTTTGTCGGGCTCCGGCACCATGTCGCATAGTCGCATGTTAACCCTCATCATCCCCAATGAGCGGAGCATTATTCCAAGCAATACGCTCATCGGGCTGGAGTGCTTGAGGAGGAGCCGCAGGTTGCGGCATACGACCCTCTTCAAGAATCATCCGACGAAGTTGCTCCATTGCCAGGGCATGATCTTCTTGCTGTTGTGCTTGGATTTCACCTCGTCCGATTCCCGCCCATTCCCGGCGGTTCAGCACTGGTCGTGGATCATCCGGCTCAAGCCGATCTCGCTCAAATGGAGCAGGTTCGGGGAACGGTTGAGGGGGTGCTGGCATATGGAATACCGCTGCACCACCACGTCCTACTGCACGACCGGCCCGACCAACCTGTGCAGGTCGTGGGACATCAAAGGGACCATCGAGGTCCAGGCCCAAGCGACGGCCCGCTACGGCTCCACCGAATTGTGCATCAGGTGGTCGCACCGGCTGAGGAAGCGGTTGCCCGTCCTCGGTGTGCTGACCGCAGTTGACCTTCTTCGAGTGCAGATTCTTGTAGCCTCGACCCAACGTGACTGGCGCTTCACAGAAGTCACATGCCACAGCTTGGGGTCGAACACAGTGGTGGCAGTAGAGGATGGTCCGCCCATCATCCCGACCCACAGTGACCATTTCACCCTCGTTTAGCTTCCGGGAGCAAACGCCACACTGAGTTTCGGTGAGATTGGAGGCCGCCAACTTGGCCATCTCGTCGGGTCGCAGGAGAACTTGACGCAACTGACGGATGACCTTCCCAGACAGAGTGTTGGCTGGAAATGGAAGCTGAAGGACCGCAGCGAGTTTGTCGATGAGGTCTCCATCCTCTCCTTTGTATTCCTGCCCAAGCTGCTCCAGAGCAAGGTTGATCATGGTCTTCCACGAGGTCCGACCCGGATCTTCGTCCGTGCCGTCGTAGAACTGGAGATGACCCCAGTTGCCGAACTTGAAGACCCCGTCCAACTGTTTGTAAGGGTCCACATAGTCTCGTGAACTGAACCGCCCGTCCTTGTAACTACGCCAGACGTTGGCGTGGACATCCTCAAAGCGTGCGCCAGCACCGTGCTCCAGGTAGAGCATGGCGATAACAGCTCGCTTCAGGTAGTCGTTGTAAAGCCTGATCATTGTTCCTCCCTTACAACCGTCCTTGAAAATGGACCCCACGGACGAAGTCGTTTCGGCGTCGTTCTCGCTCCGACTCACAATCTGGCATTACACCGGATGCGAGCTGTTGTTCTAATGGAAGGTCCCGGTGCCGTCCTGCGACCCATCGTTGGGCAGAGCGAGCCACGACCCCTGCTGGCGGAGTTCGTCTCTCAGCCATCTCAGGAATTTCGGGAATTGATGGATCGGTGGCGGGGGCCGCATCGCCGGTCCAGTGTTTCTGAGCGGCGGCAGAGTTCCCCCCTGCCGCACTTTTGTAATGGGCGGGTAGAACCCCTAGTGGATCAGGGTTTTGCCGCCCTTCTGCTCCAACTTCGTTTGCATCACGAACAAGGCTTCCAAGTCTTTGTGATACGCCTTCTTCGCCGCCTTCCACTTCCTCCGACCGATCTTCTTCGCCCGATACAGCCTCGTCGCCTCGGCGAAAGGTTGTCCCAGGCGGGAGGGAACCTCCGGTCCCCTTAGTCCGTTTCGTGGATTCTTGTGAGGCCCCAGGGCTCCTGGACCCATTCTTGTCCGTTCCAGTGCTGTCTCCCGTTGCCCCCACCGTAGGGCGGTCATCGTCCTTGCGACCTCCCTGGTTGTTCACATATCCCACGTTCCGGGATACGCCCCGAAACTCCCAGTGCTTGTTGCTGCACCACACCTCCTCACTCATCGACCAGGGTCCGCCGAACAATTCCAGCTGGCCCTTGGGCGTGAAGACGACGACCTTCTCGTCGATCATTTCGAGGATGCCAAGACCGTAGTGATGGGCGAGCCAGGCCATCGTGCGGCTGTCGCTCCACTTCCCGGAGGGAAGCTTGAATCCCACGTTCTTGACGGCGGCTTCAAGGGCAACGTCCTTGTATTTGCCCCAGTGGCCGTTGTGAAACAGCACCGGATTGGGTCCTTGACCCTCGATGGTTGTGGTCGCGTTCTCGTCCACCACGAACGGGTGGGTGAGGAAGCGAGATGGCCCACCGCAGCTTGCGATGCGAAAGTGGAGCACGTAAGGCAGCGGAATCTCTTTGGCAAGGTCCTGGATTTCCCCAAGTTCCATGCCCTTCTTCCACTGCACCCAGGGCTCACCCTTGGGACCCTCGACACGCCAAGCGGCACCGGCCCCCTCAGCGTTCGTTTCGTAGGCCCTCTCGATCATGCTCTCGGTTGGGCGCTTCTTCTCTGCAATGAAAATGACACACATGGTGAATGCTGCCTCCTAGGGGCACAAAGCGCCCCGTTAAAGTGCCAGTTAACGGACTTCTACCCCTTCTTTCTAGACGTTGACTCTCCGATGAACGATGAGCGGCTCGTCGTCGAGAGCGACACCCCCCACCACTGCACGCTCTCTCCTGGCCGTTGCCACCAGGAAAGCATTCGTGATTCTCATGATCTCCTGCACCGCTTCCAACCCTTGTTCGGGGGTCTTCATCATTGGCAGGAGTCTGCACTCAGCCGTCGTGTAACGGCCATAGCAGTAGTTGACGACCGAATACCGATTGCCCTCACGGTTCTGGTCGAAATCCTTGGCCGCGTTCGTCGCTTGTTCGTCGGCACTGAAGATGTGCTGACAATAGCGGCTCTTCCCAGCAAGGCGGTCCCAGATGGCGTGGTCTTTGGGAAGACCAACCTTCTTGGCCCATAGCTCCACCTCAGCCAGAATCGTGGCCGGGTAGGTGTTCACCATGATGCGCTGGTAGCTCATGGCGTTCTTGAACGATAGATGGACGTGCATGCCGCAGGTCTGGTTCACAGCCTGCGGATAGAACTTCGCCATCCATCCGGGCAGCTCTTCGGGTGACAGTGGTGGAGACGGCAGCTCTCCTATGTGGACAATGGGATGATCCTGATCGAGAGAATCCCCATGTCCCACATGAACAGAGCCGTCGTGACCGATGCGTGTTCCTGCAGGGATCTTAGTCCAACCCCCCTCCAGCTCCACGCCAACCTTGTAAACCCGATTGAACCTCACCCGAATGCCGCTCAAATCAATCGGCTTTCCGAGTTTCCCTGCCATTGCTTTTCCTCCCCTCCCCCAAAGATGAGGGAAAAATCCACCTCGACCCTCTCAACAAACGACGTTGGCGACGCTTTGCGTTCTCTCGCAAGCGTCTCTCCATATCGGCAGAGCGCTTGGTCATGTTACGGCATTTCCTGGGTGCTCACGAGGACATACATGTCCACGGGCTTCAGGAACTCCTGGTAGAGCGCCCTTGAGGCGTCCTCGATCTTCTTTGCGATGGCTTGCACCATCTCAGTGGTGTAGACGCCCTTGACGCTGAAGGTCACACCCTCAGCTTCAGAGATGCCCACGAGCCTCAGGAAGCTCATGTTAATGCAGTCGTATTCGTCATGGAACAGCAGCCGATCTCCAGGCTTGTCCAAACGATACGCGGAGCCCAGCTTCCGGCCGACGATGTTCGTCAGGCCCCCATCATTCGCCATGTGATAGCAAGCAAGAGGCTTCGCATCCTCCCCAGTCTGGCCGACCCAGTAGCGAGCCATAGCCCGCACTTCCATGATATCGCCGGTTCCGATGGCCTTCATGAAGGCTTCGACTTTGGGGTGAGCCCAGATATTGATGCTCAGTCCTTCGTGGTTGCGGCGAATCCGTGTTCTGATGCACTGCTCGCCACGGGCGTTCTTCTCGATCTGGATGATGTTCGGTTCCACTGCAGTCCTCCCTAAAAACTGAACGGCTTCGCCTCAACAGGGACGCCGGGGTCTTGAATGACGGGACGGACGACACCATCCTTGCATCGGACAGTGCCATTCTCGTTGAATTTATGTTCGCACTGATAGCATCCACCGCACCGCGAGCAGCGATACGGGAAGATCCTATCATCGTGTTCATCGTGCACTTGGCACTTTAAGTTCATGAAGCAACCTCGTTCTGGTTTCGAGATCGACTTGCAAGGCTTCCATCATCTGGAGGGACGCACCAAGCCTCTTTGACAGGTCATTGAGACTCTGCCCGGCTCCAGTAGCGGCACGAACGTTGTCGATGACAATAGACGCCTCTTCAAGCGTGTTCCTTACAGAGTGCCACGGATGAAGGACCATCCGCCGAAGAGTCGCTTTGTTGCGTCGGTTTATGTCCATGGCGTTTGGATTCCCAGGCACGCTCCATGATTGGCCGTCTCGAAGTAGAGCCCAAAGGCACCCTCGTAAGAGAAGACTCGAATCATGAGCTGACCAGTGGGCCGCTTTTTGAAGCGTCCGATCTTCCAGAGGTCAACGATGAGGGGATTTCTCATGATCGAGCCACCGTCTTCTGGAGGAAGTTTTCCCATCCGCACTCGTGGCCCTCGGGCAGCGTCGTCCAATGCTTCATGGGATCATCAGGGAACCATGCTTCGAGTCCGTCGGTATCGATCTTGGCAACGAACTTCTGGAACTGCTTCAGTTCGTGACCAGCCGATAGCCCTCGGTCCGTATTTCCTCCGACGTGGGCTTCGAGGAATTGGGAGAACTTCTCGAAGTTTGCCTTGGCAAGCCCCACGTCATTGAGGTTGATGGCCCGTCGAACCCTTGGGAGCGGCACCATTCCACGGAGAGTCTTCTCCGCTTCCCAGCGCTTCTCGCCCATGATGTCGCTCACCAAACGCCCCAACCCCATCACGAAGGACATGAGCGGGTAAGCTCGAAGCCAGGTGTTGGAGAGCGTTCGGTATTCGACGCCGAAGGGTTGCTCACGGAACTCACCAGCCCGTCCGTAGACGCGCCGACGAGTTCGCATGAGAGGGTGTCGGTCAAACAGCACCGCTGTGTTGCCGATCACGATGTCACAGAGCGCAACGAAGCGCTCATAGCCATCCTCCTCGTGAAGGAGTTCGTTGATGTTGCCGAAGTGCAGGTGCCCACCAGCGGACCGCGTTCGATACGTGAACGGGTTCACACGGACACCAACCTGCCGCTTGTAAATGCTCTTGCTTGGATTGCACCCAAGCATCTTGACCCGATCAGGCATGGCGTCCATGTCCCGTTTCGGGATGCGAATCACCGGAGTCCAACAGACCGTGAGGTCGGTGTCTTCCAGTTTGTGCTGAAGGCGACGCATGATGTCGGCCATCATATTGCCAATCTCAGCACGACAGAACGCTGCCTGTGGGTTGATCTCCAGCTGGATGCCGTCTCGGACGATCTTGCCGAGCCCCTTGAGTTTCATCCCTGCTTCTGGAATCAGCTCGGACGATGGAACGATGTGACCGTTCCGCGCCAAGAACAACTCTGGGTCCGAACCGAACGATGGATCGGAGTTGTTCTCCACCAATTTCGCATACTGCAAAGCCACGACTTCCTCCCCGCCGCGAAAATCGCGGCACCAACGCTGCCTTTACTCAGCACTGGCTTGTGTGAAATGTGTGGACAAGAGATTGCGAGGGACCATTTTTATCGCCAAAGATAACGGTCCCAATTCGGCCCACAACGGTTTCTGACACACAAAGGGATTTCAACGGCCCAGTCTAAGGCCCCTTGTAGCTGACTCCGCCGACTGACTAGTAACGTTCTGTCGTCTTGCTGACTTTCCCTTCCTTCGTCCACTGCGCGATCAGCTTGTTCAGCTGAGTGTAGTCCGGGTTCCACACCACCACGGTTGAGCTGTGGGGAGGATGCACCGGATTCTTGACGAACTCAGAGCGAATGACCGCTCCGAGCTTGTGCTCGGTGACGAACGCCATGAAGGCGTCCGCATAGAACTTGTGTTCCCCGAGCCACTTCTTGTAGTTCGTGCCCCAGTCCGTCACGTCGGCGAGACACAAGATGATGCACGGCGACCGCATACCCTTCTTGAGGGCGGCAGCCAGATACGTCTCAAGACTGTCGGCATGGCACAGCCCGCCGATCTCCTGGACGCCACAGTTCTCGACGTAACCCGTTTGTCCCATGGTCAGCGCTCTCCTCGGTGAAAGTGATGGCTCATACATTAGACTCTCTCCGCGATGAAGTCGCTGACGATCTGGGGAGCGGCAGAATCGAATCCAGCCACGTCCAGCGTGCGACGGTCGTCCGGGTCGGCGATGGTGAAGTTCGTCGAGGTCATACCCATGACCACTTCGCAAGCGGCCGGGACGCCCATCTTCTGGCGATACTGACGGAGGGCTTGCGACGGATGGATGGCACCGGCGTAGGTCTCGTTGTCGGTGATGATGACGAAGCCATCGACCTCAACGCGGTTTTCCATGGCCCACAGGACGGGCTGAGCGCAGTCGGTGCGGCCGAAGTTGTTGCGCTGTGCAGCTCGGCACACCTCATCGAGGCGCATCTTGGGGGTGATGCCGAGGTCCACGAAGCGGTCGCAGAACCCGAACGTGTAGTAGTCCTTCTCGACCTTGGCGGTTGCCATCGCCATAGCAGCAGCACCCTCACAGGCACTCAACGGCATGTTGGCAATTGCGGCTGTCCGCATCGAGCCAGACACGTCGATGCCGAAGACGATCCGTTTGCCGGTCGGCTTCAGAGACTTGAATGCCAGGTAGAACGCATCATCGAGAGCGTCCACAACAGCAGGCACTGGCTTCCACGCACCATCACCCCTGACGCCGTGACCAGACGCGTAGGTCTTGAGGGCGATGAGGATCTCGATGGGGTGGACGCGTGCCTTGTTCAGCCATTCCTTGTCACCAAGGACAGCGACAACCTTGCGCGAGGCGTCCGAGAGGGGCGCGAGAAGGCCACACTTGGAGAGGTTGCCCAGGTTGCGGATCATCGCAGTTGCAGGCATCTTCTCCAAAAGAGCAGCCCACACGTCGGGGTCCTTCAGGAATTCGGTGGGGACCATCTCTCGCGTGAGGCCGTGATTCTGGATGAGTCGGCAGAGGTCACGGGCTGACTCGGCTGACTTGGCAGCCTCAAAGCCTACGATGACCTGGGGAAGCGTGGGTCCGTCTGCCTTGTGTCCCTCGATGCCATCAACGCACCATTTGAAGATAGCGTTCCGAGCTTCATCTGAAGTCTTCGGGTGCGCCAATCTGAGGACATCCGCATTGGACCAGCCGTCCCTCGACTGATACTTGACGACGTGTTGGGCGAGCTTTTCCGTCGGAAGGTCAAGATACCAGTTCGCCAGGGAACTCCGAAGGCCGCGCCCCAACCCACGAAATGTCGTGACGAAGGCCATGAAATGAAAGAGGTGCGTGGGGATTCGGCAGACCTTCGGGAGAGCAGCCAGTGCCAGCTTTCGAGTGGCAGGATCTGCAGCAGACGCTGCAAGAGCCAAGGCGAAAATCGCAGGATCGTTCTTCGGTGCTCGTCCTTCATCGGATACCTCCACGATGGTGCGGACCACTCTGGCACCATCCGCTTCGATACACCGGATGGTTCGTGCCGCATTCTCCCTCGTCAGTTTCTGAGGAGACGCGTAGTAGCTCCCACCCTCACTGCCGAGGATCAGGAACCGCAGGAACGCTGCGAAGTCGTCAAGGGCATAGACGTAGCCCCCGGCGCTGTTCTGAACCTGAGCCTCACCCAGGAGTGGTGAAGTCTGAGGCTGGGCAACACGCGGCCCAATCGAGCTGAACGGTCTCTTCATTGCATTGTCTCCCCTCTGTTGTGTTGAACGAGTTTCTGAGCTTGCGTTGCCGCCGCAATCATGGCCTGATCAGACAGCTCGCGCCACACCCTTGCCCATTGCGACAAGGGAGCCCGAACGTCCTTGGGCATGCCAGCGATGGCATCTTCAACCGCTCTCTTCAACTCTTGATCGGTCACGGCCCCCTCCTAGTCGGTCATGTCCTGGTCTACATCGAGCATCCCAGGCGCATCGCCCAGGATGAGAGTGTTTTGATTCGTTCGCACGTCCCCATCGTTGAAGCGGATGAAGAAGTGGTCAGGATTGATTGTGCACCTGTAGTAAGTGAGTTTCGAGCCCTCAATAAGTGGAGGGTCCACCTTGATTACGTGGTGGCACGTAGGGCATGACAACTTGGCTAGACAGTTTTGCACATGACGGTGCCACGCATCGCCAAAGCGCGTTATCCCCATGGGCTGCCCAGGAACAATCGTGGGCGCATTGGCTATTGGAGTTATCCTCTGGAGGAAGTCTCTGGCCGGTTCCCGGTATGGAGGGAGGGCCAGCTGAGTAGGGCGGCGTTCCACCCTCGGCTTCCTCTGTTCCTCCTTGAAGTCGTCCATCTTCATTTCTACCGCCTCTCCTCATCGACACGCAGTAGCTCTTCCTGTCGCCGTCGCCGTCTTGCGATGGGCACTAGGTATTGTCGCTCCAGTGACTCCAACGCGTTCCTTAGTTCCAGGGACGCATCTATCGCATCTTCGCGGCCTCCATTTTCTTGGGCAAGAGCATATTTGACGAAAGCAACAAGGAGTCGTTCTTGGCGCTGGTTCATGGTTAGCTCTCCTTTTGGCATGCGCCAACATCCCCATGAGCTGGTGTCAGGTCGGCCCCACAGTAGGGGCACAGGCCAGCCTCAACACATACTCGGATGTAGCGCTCCAGCTCACGGCGCTGACTTAGACGATCCTCTGCCTTCAGGAGGATGCGAGTATCGAGTATGGGGCTCTTCAACATGAGCTACCTCAAAAGTGCGTCGGATAAATTTCGTAGGCAGCGGTTTTATCTTAGAAGGATAACGCTACCAGAGCGACCCGACACGTCAAATTTGGTGGAGGCTTGATAGGCATATGGACAGAGCGGAGCGGTGATGAGGAGACACAATGCTCGTCAATCGTTGCTGCGTAATCTGCCGCCAACCCACAACAGCCCCCATAAATAGTGGAGCCAAGGACAAGTGTTTGCAGAGGGGTATTCCTGTGCGCTGCCTTTCGGCCCGCTTCTAGGTGCCAGATAACCCTCATGCGTCGGCCCTAGGCTCCAAGCTTACTTCCTTGATTCTGGATACAGCACGTCGAGAACTTTCTTTTGCTCACCCTTCGCAAGGTCGGGGAGCATGGTCAGTAGGAGCCTTTCTAGCTCCTTCACGCGTGCCTCCAGAACTTGAACGTGCTTGAAATAGTCCATGGCTATTCATCCCTTATGGTCTTGTGCCAGAAGGCAACGGTGTTCTTGGTCCGCTTGTTGAAAAATTCGAACCCCTTCCACCAGCCAAACTTTTCGAGGATGTGAGCCTCAGCTGGGTTGCCAGTCATGTTGACCGTAGCAGCGAGGCTCGAATATCCGAACTCTCTGGCGATGGCTTCCTTGAAGGGCATCAGTGCTTGAGCAATACCCTGCTTTTGATGCTTCGTTTCGACCCATGTCTTGGTGCTCACGAGCACACCGCAACAGTTGACCTGCTCGACGAGGGTAAAGCCGCATGCCCGTTCGTTGTTCAGGAAGCCCGTGAACTCCAACAGGAACGGACTCTTGCGGATGCGGATCTGCACGTCGCCCCACTCGTAGAACTCCTCACTGAGGGTTCTAATAGATGCAACGGCCTTTGGCACGTCACGAATTGAGAATGGCATTAGAGGGTCCTCCGCAATGCTTCGCAGACCATTTCGATCTTGGTCTGGATGTCTTCCAGATCAGCGATCTGATCTAGGGTGGCGATGCGTTCTTTCAGATCGAGGGTAAATGGAGCGTGGCGCATGGCACCATTGGGGGTGGCGGGACGGCGTGGACTCGAACCACGAACCTTTCGTTTTGGAGACGAACACTCTGCCATTGAGCTACCGACCCCTTTCGCAAAATGCGCGAAGTAAAATTCCCTAGATTTTGCCACCAAGACGAACGATTTCGAGTTCGACTTCCTCAGCGGCTTTAGTTATGGCCTTTGCTACACACTGATGGCCATCTTCATCTGCTTTCGTGGCAAGGCGAGCCAAGACATCCCAATAGCCACTATCAGTCACGATCTTATCGAGTTCCACTTTGTGTTGGTGTCGCATGATTCTCTCGACAGTCAGGGCTATTTCTACAAGCACAATTCTTTGCAGATTGTGTGCCTCTGAGAATCCTCTGACACTCCGCGACGATGGCGTCTTCGGTTGACAACGAGTAGTGCTCCATCTCACAGCCTCCAGTGTAGACCACGTAGAAGACCAGAGCGATGAAGACTACCCGATGCCAGTGAATCATCTACTTGACCGATCCCAGCTGAATGAGCGGCGCCGTCGAGGTGAGAAGTGACGCGATGAACAATCCTGCCCAGAACTTCGATCTCATGACATGAGCCTCCAGAGGTAACGAAACAAGCGGACGAACCAGAAGCCTGGCGCGGCCACAGCGAGTATGACACCCGCCAACACAGCGGCATCATTGGGTCGGCTGATCAGGTAGAGCGCTTGGGTGAGCGCCAGTGATGTGAGCAGCACGAGAAGGACTTCACGAAGGACCCGAAGGACGGACCAGTATGTCGGCATAGTGTCTCCAAACACGAAAAAGGGAGGTGACATGGATGAGTGGTTGTCCAGGGAACATTTGGAAGGTAACCCTAGAACGCCGACCCATGTCATCTCCCCAGCGGGGCACAACGGCAACTTCTAACGACTTGGCATGAGAATTGGATGACCCTCGTCACCAACCTCCTTGTAAAGCGCTTCTTTCAGCTGATACATAGCTCGTGCCCACAGCGCTACTGCGTCCGGTGAGGCCGCTTGCAGCACCATTGGGAATTCCCGAGCTGTCTTCTTGAAGTAGTTCTCTGCCCAACGACGGGCATCCTTCGGCTTGATTCGACAGCCCTCAGGCTTCGTGAGCATTCGAGTCATGTCGTTCAGGTTGTCGGCCCGGTCTAGAGTCTTAAGTGAGGCCGCGTCCTGATCGTTCGATATCTTCGAGTAGTAGACCACCTTCATGGCCGCTTGAAGGTCTTCGGGCGTCTCGTCCTTCCAATCCTTCGTGAGGAGCATGACAAGATCGACCGTTCGGTCTGGGAACTTTAACGCAATGAGGTCGTGCTGCATGATATAAGTGTCTTCCACCACATCGTGGAGCAATGCTGCTGCCTGTGCTTCCTCATTGAGGCCGATGTCACGAGCCATCTCGAACACCCGAATGGGATGCACGATGTATGGGTCATCGAAGGCTTTACGCTTCTGTGAGATGTGTGCAGCCGTCGCACACTCCAGCGCTACATTGATGAGCGTATCGCCTTCAGGTTCAGCCACAGGAATCTCCGTATAGGGTGGTCGCGTCCTAATCAAGTGGTGCTTGCAGACAGGGCAGTCGCCCCAGCTGTAAGTCTCTGAATGGACGGGGTGAGCGATGGGGATTAGGCACCACTCACACCACAATTCATCTGCCATAGCACTAGTTCCTTCGAGGAACAAAAGCTTTTCGTCGAGTGAGCGCCAAGGCATCAGTGCTTGATGTCGTCGCCGCTGATGTCGATGTCCACCGCTGGCAACACCTCAGCCACATCGCTCTCGACAACCTCACCATCGATCACTGGCTCGGGCTTCTGTCCAGCCTTCGGATCTTTCGGACGAGGCCGATTGAAGTAGGTCGTCCAGATGACCTCACGGTCTTCCTTCGAGAACGTCTCGTCACCAGTTGCGGCAAGAGCGAAGGTGATGGCCGATTTACGGCCCTTTTCCTTGTTGAAGACATCCTGACGAGAGCACACCGCAGTCGCAGAGGTGATGAGGTTCGCCGTGACGAGCTTGCCGTCCTTCTGAACGGTCTCCCAGATGTCACAGATCGTCGTTCGACGCCCCGGTCGCTTTCCGCGTGGTTTCTCTTGCTGGCGTTCGAATGCCAGAGCAATCGTTCTGTTCTTTGGCAATGTGACGTGTATCACGGCTGACTCCTCCTGATAGGCGCATTTAACGCCGCGCCCTTAGCGGCTTGGTGGGTCGTGGTGGATTCGAACCTGCCCAGATCCCTCTCCCGTGGACATCTATCGTTACCCCACTACTGTTGCCGAGGAGGCCCCAGCAGTGACGATAGCCCAGCCGTCCCAGCTGGCTGACGACCCAAACTTACTCGCCCTTATGACATAGGGTTGAGATGTATCGGCGTTCCTTCTGATGGTTGTGGGCTGGCCCTTCGCACCATGGACACCACATCCATGCGTTGACGGAGTTCTGCGACATGGGGCGTAGGACGTGCCAGATGTGACCACAGACAACCCACTTTAGGTATTGCAATGGTAGATACCAATGCAGATACAGAGCGAGTCGCTCTTGCCACGTCTTCTGACGCTTCCCAATGCAGCCACACTTAGCACAGTGGGGCACAGGGGCGTCGTGGCATTCGTCGGTGACGAGTGGGCCGCCACACTCGCAGGTTCCGATTCTATCGGTCACGGTCCTTGTCACCTTTCCAACCCCGCTTGAGCTGTTCGAGGTTGTATTTTGCCATGATGTCGTTCAATGCTCGGATGGTCATGAAAACTGCCAACTCGTTGGGTTCACCATAGTGGAGCTGGTCCCACAGCTTCTGAGACTCATCCTTGAGCAGTTCATGGGCGGGATGCTTCAACAGTGGCATTGCTTCTCTCCTTATCCCAACGCCAGACACCGTCCTCGTAGATCATGACGGTGATGCAGTCGAACTTGCACTTGTGGATGGTGCCGTTGGCCGGGGGCTCGTTCTGTGTGCTCATAAAGTCCCCAAGGGACGAGAGGCAACACCTGAAAAGCCCACCTTGAGCAATGCCGTAAGGCACGCGGCTACCCATTACCATTCCTCATCGTTGTCGGGAAAGGCTCGGGTCTCCTTGGCATAGCGCTTGCACTTGGTGCAGAAAGCAGGCCAACAGTCCCCAGTCATGCCAAGTAACACACGATGGCTCTCACCGTCGTCGCAGGTGCCGCTTTCCAACTCTTCGCTGGTGGTCAGGAGAGCGGGATCAGGAGGCTTCTCATCGTTGTCACAGGCTCCGGCCTCTATGACTTCGAGGGCCTCACGCATGTCATCGAGGTTCATCACCACATCACCTTTTTACAGCGCCTACATTGTGCGAACGCCTCAGAGAGGAGCACCGGCCCATGAAAGAGCGGTGGATACCACACCGGATCGTGTCCCCACACATTGCATTGGGTCATGAGGGGCATCAGCTCCCAATAGAGCAAGAGCGCAATGAATGTGAGGACAAAGATACCGAGCAGGTCCATTAGCCCTTCCGTCGATTCTGGCGGTTGATGGCACGCTTCGACAAGATGCGGCCACGGTTGTGGCGCTTCGATGCCTGACGAGCAGCCCAGCCCACACCAGCCTTCTCAGTGCCAATGCGGTTCAGTTCCCGCTTGATTCGTTTCTCTCTTTTCCGCATGTCAGCCCCGGTCTCGCTGGTGAAGGTCGTCGGTGTATTCGACATCGTCGATCTTGAAGTTCTCCAGCACCTTCGTGAGGGCGATCTTGGCATCGACCAGTTGGGCTTGCGTCTGTTGAGCGGCCTTAATCTGGTCGTCGATCACGATGATTTGACGGTCGAGGGCCAACTGAGCATCACGAAGCTTGAGAAGGGCACTGTTGTTCATCGTAAACACGGTAGTCTCCTCCTTGAGAAAAAGGCAGCACTGATCGTCATTGGGGCACAACCTCACCCCATCCCTACAAATGAGGGTGCAGCGCAGCGTCATGAGAGGTTGAACCTCACCTTGCCGAAGTCCACGACACGGCCGAAGATGCGGCGTCTAGCGAGGGAGCCCATGCTCTCTTCCATAGCTTCGGCACAGTCGCGCAGCATGATGTATTCCTCAACGGAGACGGGCACAGATATTTGGAGGCCACGGCCGCCGTTGGCCATCTTTTGACGAACGCTCTTAACGTGGCGCTTAGTCGAGGGTAGGCCACCCAAACGCCGACGAAAGACTTCTAAGAGCATGTCCGGTCTCTGCCTCAGAAAGCCTGTCAAAATCTTCCTCTCCGTCTTCGAGCCTGAGAGCCTGTTGACGATGGTTGAGAGGCTCTGACCCTTCATCAGATCCTTCGACCTCAAGAGCCCTGAGCTTTCCAAGCTCGCGTTCGAGTTCGAAGTAGTCGTCGGGGCTGAGTTTGTCTTCTTCGCCATGCCTGAGCACGTCCTCGATGTCTGTGATACGCTGAGTGTATCGGCTAGGCACGGTCGCGTTCCTTGAGCCGGGGGGCACGAACCTTGTGGATGCGTTCGACAAGGAGCTTGTGGTTGACCTGGGGCTGAAGCTCCTCGCCGCATCGATCGACGAGGATGGCTAGTCCTTCGGGGCTGACCCTCAACTCCTTGACAATCTCGGTGCCCTTACTGACGAGGGTTTCGCCGTTGGGCAGCAGGTTTCTGTAGGTGACGGGTCGCACAATGGCGATCACCTTTCGCATAGGGACGCCGAGCTTTGTCACTTCTTGTGTTACTTCGCAACGGAACATCACGAACTCCTTGTAGCTTCATCTCATGAAGGTGTTGCTGCTCACTATCATGCAAGAGATATGCACGATTGTGAGGATTTAAGTCTCCTTGCAGTATGAGGGCTGCAGCGTTCTTGTCTCGCACGACCTTTGGAAAGTGTGACCACATGAGAACCTTATTGGAGTGCTGGGGGTTCAGACTCTCAAACTTTAGGGACCTATCCGCCTACGAACGACTTCCACCATTGTCGAGCGAACCCAACACACGTGTCCATCGAGTGACAGCTATAATAATGGAATCCCACTCAATTACCATGGTCAGTGAGCTTCGATTCCCAAGGCAAATCCTCTCTACTCCAGCTCCCCTTGTTATCGCAAATGCTTTACCGCTAAGCTACCAGCCCCATTGCTGGGGCCGGGGTGGGTTCGAACCACCGACCTTTTGCGAACTTGGGCACGCTTCGTTCAAGAATGATTGCCCGTCCCCCCAACCTTAGCCGTGAATGAGCCATCCAATGACGAGAGATGCCTCTTCAGGGTTCATTTTCCCTTGGGCTCGCAACTCTTCGGCGAATTCTTTCTTGATCTCCGACGGTACCTCATCGTAGCGGTGGTCTTTGCCAGTGAGGTTGTCGCGGAGCCACGGCTCGTCAAAGAAAGCACCCTCATCGCTCAAAATTGAGAAGCGACGATCCTGTTTCACGCTCATGACTGCTCCTTGAACAATTCTCGATATTGCGTGTGCCAGAGACATTCATCGGGGAACACGTTCAGAATGTGCCGCCCAAGCCTGCGAAGAGCATGCTTCTCACGGTAGCTACCGTGAATGTCAGCATCGCCCAACAGTTGAGCGATAGCAGCGAGCACTTGCGACACATGCCTCATCGGAGATCCTCGCATCTCGTCGCAGTAGTGATTGGAATACCAGACCAATTCGAGACCAAAGTATTCGTAGATGGCGAACAACTTATGACAGAAGTCACACTTCACCCAAACGCCACGACGAATCCTCATCGGTTAGTCCTCCGTGATGCTTTCTGCATCTTGGACACGGACTTGTTTCGCTTCTTGCGTCCACGACGGCAGTGGAGCCTAGATGTTGGAATCACAGGCTGCAGTGACGAGAGGGGATGACCTGTGAGAGCGGCCATCAGCAGAAAGCTTGTCAGGTTTCGAGCCATCGAGCACCTCAGTCTGAATGGTCTTGCACTTCTTGCAGGTATGGATCGCCCAATACTCAGCCACTGTGTCGGCTAAGTGCTTGTGTTCCCACTCATGCCCACATTCGGGGCACCTATGTCGAAAGAGCACGGCTACCAATACCACCGATGCACATGACGGCCCACAACGATGTAGACGTATCCTATACCAATCTCAAAGCCGAATGAGCGGCATGTCTCGTCTTGAACGAAGTGGTCATGATACACCATTGGGTTAGCCCCTGAATTTGGGAGGCATCTGGACAGTGCCCTTGCCCGCTTTGCAGGCTTGTGGCTTACTCATGAGGAGGCCATGCTCTTGTCGAATGTTGATGACGTAGTTGCGTTGGCACCGGATAGCGCTGTCGTAGTCACCATGCGCCTTATAGTCCTTGGGGCCGCCCTTATTCGTCGATTTGGCAGCACCCTTGCAAGATTCTGGGGGCACGCCACAATCCCATGCTACTTTGCGAGGGCCTTGCCGTTTGCCTGCGAATGCGGCCATTAGACGATATTCCTTCCCCTGACAAACCGCATTCCAACGAGAAACGCGGGTAATAGGAACCAAGGCCCAAACCAGTAGCAGCCCCAGATCAACCCAATGATGTTCACTACGGGGGTCTTCCAGCCCTTAGGGAATGTAATGACATCGCCCATTAGCTCGGTTCCTCTTGAGGCGTGACTTCGTTCTTGGCCTCAGTGATGGTCACATCGATGTTGTCGCCCTTACGGACTACAACAAAGGTGACGTTGATAAGACCTTTACATAGCTGAACCAACGCGGGTCCAGCGATGTTGAGGTCGAGGCCATCGTCCATACTGATTTGTTCGATCTCAGTGGACAGGTTGATCGTGCGAGGCATCAGTGGGCCTTTCCCTTTATTGGCGTCTCGGCGAGGAGGACCGCTTCGAGTTCATCTTTGTATTCCGCCGCAACTTCAACGGCGGCATCGACCAATTCCTTGATGATCTTCCAATCCTTGGCGTCACCACCGTTGACGTTGATGGTAGTGGCAACGGCACGGGCCAACACAATGTGGCGAGGGGAAGCCTCTATCTTGGCCACACGCTCCTCAAGATCCTTGATGAGGGCCTCAGACACTTCACTAATGGCGCTCATGACTTCTCCTTATCTTCTTTGCACGAATACCAGCACGCTTTGGCTTTGCCTTCGTGGCGAGTTCTCTTAGCGTAGCCAAGTGCTCATTCGTCACGGCGTAGGACGTAGAGACATCATACATCGGTCTCTTGTCCTCGAACTTGAACCTCATGACACCTCCATGTCCCAAACCTTACGTGTGTTTAGCTGCTGCGTGTCTTCACGAACGATGCTGCTATCAGGAGCAGCGTGGCACATGCCATGTAAAGCATCGACTACCTCGCAAGGAAGTAATCTCGCGTTTTTGGGTATTGACCCCAGTTAGGGGCTTTTGATGAGTTCTTGGGGTCATGTAGCCATGCGAGTATGGCCTTGCGACCTTGCTCCAGGGGCTTGGCCATCTGTTTTGCTAACCCCTTGACGAAGATGTCCTCCATCTGCCGAAGGACAGTATCAAGCTCAGGGGTTGTAGACGATTGATTGGCCATTTCCCTCTCTCAACACCAAAAGGCCCACCCCAACATTATCAGAGGTAGGCCAATCAGTGTGCGCTTGCATGGAGGTGCGATGCGCTTACAAATGGCAAAAGGCCACGCCCATAGGGGTGGCCTCAAGGCTCTCTCCCAGCACGGAAGGGCTCAACCCCCACCGTAAAGAGCCTAACAGGATTGCAAGACGGCAGCAACGATCAAAGCAATGACTATGATGGCACGCATAGCCCAAACGCCCCAGTTGGGGTCTCCAGTGTCAAGCAGGATCGGGGCCATCGCTGTTACGTGCATGGAGTATGTCAGTCTCACCGTCCGCTGATTCCCTTCCACCTTCCAGTGAATGAGGCGAACCGCTTTCAGATGAGACTGGCACAACCCACCACATCTGACGATCACGCTCAAGGACAATCTCAATGCCCATGAGGAAGTCAAGGATGGCGTTAATCATCAGCTTTCCCCAAAGATGATGATAGGGCTTGTGCGTTGGATTCTCCCCAATTGAATCACGGGGTAGTCCCCACGCTCAATCAATTGGAGGAACGCCCTGTCCATCGTCTCCACATCGGTGGTGTATGAGCGACACTCAAACACCTGCCCTAAGAGCATCTCTTGTGGGCTCTCTGATAGCCAGATGGTGTATGTTTGCTGAGGTGCGAACATTACTCCATACTCCATCGTGCTACGCCTACCATGATGCTGATTGCCAAGGTGAGGTAGAGCACTGCAACGCCGATAGACCAAAGGATCTCGCCCACCTTAGCACCTCCCCAGTTTGCGAAGCTCGACTGTCTCTGCGCTCAAGTAACGAGCAGTGAGGAGAGCATCATGTGCGTCATTGGTGTAATACGCACGAGCCTCGGTATCCTCAACACTCAAGTCCTTGACTGTGATGCGAAACTCTTGCACCTCAGGCTTCCAGTTTGCCATCATGTATGGCAATTCACGGATTAGCCTTAGGGCCTCCATCTTCGATAGTGGGCTCATCACTGGCCTCCAGATTGGGGGGCAACCTGAACATGTAACTGAACGCGATCCAACCTATGGAGATTGAAGCACAATGCAGGCAGAGATGCAAGTCAAGCCTGAAGTGTGTGTTGTCCTCCATTGCGAAGCGCCTCACCGAAGCCTTCCGATCTCAATCATGTCGAGGGTGTTCTCACTCACTCGTCAGTAGGGCCAAGTAGCTCTACCTTAACGACCCAAGACCATACAGGCGAAGCGCATTGGGGCTATCACCCATGATTATAGTCCACCACAGCACATTCTCTAAGTGGGATACTTGCTTACTATCTCCCATATAGTAATCAACCGTATTAGGCTTCGATCCACTACGAACAAGAGAGACATGCCCGATTGTCTCAATCTTATGAGGGAGCCAAGCTATTAAGGTCATTTGCGAGTGCCCCATCCCTTGGTAGATGGTGATTGTTGACCTGTTACCTTGACATTAGCCCTTCGTCTTGGCTTAGTGAAGTCAGGTGGCGTAGGTCTAACGTGTATCATGAAGCACTTCTGACACTCGTTAAGCATAACCTTACGGTTACGGATATTGAGTCTTGCCTCTTCCCATGTAGTGTAGCTCTCTAAGTCTTTACACTCAACCTTAGGCACATAACGCCTTGTGGGAATGTCAGCTAAGAGCCCCAACTTAATGAGGGGAGACTTAAGCGTTTGGTCCTTTAAGGGGACGCCAATGGGTTCTCTCTCACTCATACCTAATGCTGTGTGATCAGGTCTAAGTGGGATGATCTGAGTATTGCGTTCCTCAATACGTCTTACACAAGCCCAAGGGCCACGGTTACTACCTGTATAGGGATGTTCTTTGTCGGGTATGTGATTGATCAGAGTGACATGAAAGTGACTAGTATCGTTGATACAAGCTTTACACAAGTCACCTTGCTTATACTTGGGAACGTATGATATGATCTTCACCACATCACCCGTTAGGGGATCTAGTGTGCCGCTAGGATCGTCTATTTCTCTCTTGACGAACCTATCAATCATTGTGACTGGTAGAGAAGTGCTTACTTCTACATTACCGCCACAAACGATACACTTAATGAGTGAATCACTAACCTTAGCGATGAGTGTTTCAAGGTCAGCGAAAAGGCTAGAGTCTTTCACTCTAGTGCCTTGATTCTTGATCTGTGGGGCAGTATGAATGACTTCACACACTGTAGGATGGGAGTTTAGAACCGTCTTACCCTTAACAGTGTGAGTCTGTAAGGTGCCACACTGAGCACAAGTGAAACGGCCATACCGTTTCTTGCTGTGCTTAGTGTTACACTCTATACAGTTCACATCACACCATAGAGGGTAAGGGTTAATCTTTAGTTCCCTATATGTCCCTACTACTAATGGTATTATATAGGAAACTGGACACGGCTAGCGCCCGGTTGCCGCTGGCGCTCCGGGCGGTCGGCGCGGGTGGTCTGCTGACCGACCTGCCGATGATGCGCCCGGTTTTGGCGGTTGTCAAGCCTGCCTCGGAGCGGTCGGGCGGTCGGGCTGGAATGGTCGCCAAACCGCTCAGGATGGCCCAGGACGCGCGATCGACCGTCTAGCGCGGTCAAGCGGCCTGTAGCTGGCCCGGAGTCGAACAACGGGCTTGTGAGCGGTTTTCGCTGGCAGGTCGGCTTGCGGGCTGGAATGCCGCTCTGAGCCGCTAGGATGGCTCAGGTTGAACGATAGCAGATTTGGCAGGGTTACGTGGGGCAGAAAAGGAAACGGCCTAGGGGTTAGCCTAGGCCGCTTGCCTTGCCGACGATTGCGACGTGCTACAGGCTGAACAGTCCAGCCCGCGCCGCGACGCCTGTGGGGTTCGACCGTGCCGCCGCTTGTTCGGGTCGCGTCGCTTGCTCCGTGAGCCAGTCCTGAAACTGATCCGAGAGCTTGTCACGGAACGCTCCATGCACGGCCGCGCCGTCGTCAACGTAGTCGAACATAGCCGTTGGCGGAGCGTTCGGGCCAGAGTAGCGACCGGGATACGAGACGACGATGCTCTGTGCTCCGCTGACGATGCCTGCCGCCGTCTTCGTGTCCGGCTGTGCAACCAACGTCACGTTGCAGGAGAATTGCGTGCCGTCGATCTGCCGAAGAATGGCGAAACCGACCTTGCGCCGTCGAACGTTGGTCTTTTCGTCGGTGTAGGTTTGCTGCGCCTTCGGTGGCAGAGCGAAACGCACGAGTGAGAACGGAAATACGGGCGCTTTCGACTCGCCCTTGTCCGCCGCCTTTGCAGCGTTTGCCGCCGCGTTTACGTTGATGATGCTATCGCCTTTCGCCATTGTCCTACCTGCCTGCCGACCAGCTAGCGCCCGGTATGGGCGGAAACGGTCGAACGCTCCGAGCCTAGCACGGCACCTAGCGCGGTTGTCAAGCCTGCCCGTTGAAGCGTGCAATACCATGTTAAACGCTACGCCTTGCAATGGCCTAACCCTGCCCTACCTATTGCTACCTAGCAGCGTAGACTAGCTATGCTACGTAAGTGTATGCGTATGCTAGGGTTACTGACTAGTTAGCAGTGACGAAGGCGTGACATGACACAGACTGACAGAGCTAGCGCCTATGGAGCGTAGGCTGACATAGTAGAAGTGTGCAACTAACTGACAGGAGGGGACCCCCTCACACTCTTTGGGACTCCTGCGACTCCGCCGGGGGGTCCATTTACCAGAAAAAACTCAAAAAGGGTCAATGTGACTCTAAGTCCTTTACTTTCAGTCACTTAACTCACAACGCATTGCTAAGAGGAGACTGCACAGTCTGGCACAAAAAACGCAAAATTCCCCCTCTTATATACTAGAACAAACACTGAGTTTTTGGGATTTGCAAGAGAGGAATTTGCGTCGGGGGTCCCATCTAGCCGACCTTTAAGACCACCCCAAACTGAGCCCAAAATGGCGCATTGCATGGCCCCTGCGAGACTCGCTAGTCTCATGCAACGGCCCCTGGGAGTCACTACGCAATCCCAAATGGCCCTTTGGAGCCTCTTGTGGTCTTTTCCTTGACAACCCCCATATATCGTGTTATAATCACTCCTACTGGCTGACAATTATCCCTTTCCTGTCACCTCCCCGCCCCTGAGGCTTCGAGAGAAGCCGATTTTGCCACTGGCTTCCTCCCCTCCCTCCTAAGCCGGGCTCGGCAGGGCAAATTGCGTTAGGGTTGAATATCGGAGCTTACAGCTCCTTCGCGGCGGGAACCCTACATTCTCGGGGGCCAGGTCTAAAGCCTGTGTCCCCGGCCATTTTGAGCCACTGTAGTATAACGGTAGTATCCTTGCCTTCCAAGCAGGTGGGTGCGAGTTCGACTCTCGCCAGCCGCTCCATGCCGGGGCGGTGCACACAAACTCTTCCCCGGCCCCAATCTATTTAGCAGCGTCCGAAACTACCTTGATTGGTCAACACCAAGCGACGCCTCCGGTGAATCCCGGCCCTGGTTGGTGATCCTAACTCCAGGCTGCTAACTACCTTTTAATCACGAGCATCTCTCGCATGGCCTTTCCTAAGGCAACTCGCCGATATACTCAATTGGCCCTTGAAGAGGCTCAGAAGCACGAAGATGACACCTCTCGAAGAACTGGACCTCTTTTGCCAGAACCAACTCCAACGACTCCAAGAAAGTCTAGGGGCGGACCCGATTTCCATAAGCCCGGCTGCGGCTGTATTGCCTGCCGTGCACGCCGTCGGAAGGCGGAAGCCCTCGCTGGACCAACTAGAAGCGATACCAGCCTTGAGGATTACGCCCAGGCCGTGGTCAACACGCCTGCGGAAGAAGTTCTAGACGCCGATCTCCCGGTCCACGTCTTCCGAGACAAGACGCCTCGCGCCCGAGTAGCTCAATGGATGGCTATCAAGGCCCAAAACCCCAAGCTCAACAACCGAGAAATCTCGGAGGAAATGGGGATTGCCTACTCAACTCTTAAATCCATCCTCTCTCGTGCCAACAAAGCGGGCTGGCTGGTCTTCGATGACCCCCTCTCTCGGATTGAGCACGAGATTATCCCCCAAGCTCTTGACAACGTCGCCTACTGGCTTGCCAAAAAGGACAAGTCGGTCACGATTGAGACCGTCAAGAACACCGTCTACCGCCAATATCTCGACTCTAAGGGTATTTCTGAGACGCCTAACAACGTTATTGCCCTGAAAATTGAGATGCCCCCCACTCTGAGCGGTCCAGTAAACTCCCTTCCCATCATTACCGGCCAAATCGTCGGTAAACCACGCCTTCCTGAGGGTGAGAGCTAGAAATCAGCTCATTAAATTCGGCAAGAAAGCGAATTTTTTATGCCATGGAAATCTAGAGCCCAAGCGGCCTTCATGCACATTCACCATCCTGAGATTGCTGAACATTTTGACGAGGAAACTCGCAAAGCTGGCAAGAAAAAGCTTCCCTACAAGGTCGGAAAGCGCGCCGTGGATGGTCTAAAATCGGCTCACAAGCGTAAAAAGGACTAAACGACGAGTTTCTATGGCTAAGTGGACCCCAATAACTGCTGAGCCATTCTTCTATCAGCCAGACCAGCAGGCATTCCTTGCTGGAATGAAGAAACGCTGGTGCAAAACCTGCAAAGAGCCCTACCAAACAGTCCCGCCAATCGTAGCATGCCCAAAATGTCTACTTAAGGGCTCCCGAATGTTTGACCGGATGACAATCATCGCCGGACGACGTTGGGGCAAGTCCAAAGTAGGCTCCGTAGCGGGAGTTGAAGAGGCTACAGTTCCAGGAACCATCGGATGGGCCTGTGCTCCTACCAATCAGAAGCTCCACCGCTACGTAATTCCTGCCTTCGAAGAACTGATCCCAGAAAATTGGGTCAAAAGCTGGTCAGCTGAGTTCAATGATCTCCGACTCATCAACAATTCCTTAATTCACTTCCAGACACTCGAAGATCCCGACCAGGGACGAGGGCAGGGACTGGATTGGCTATGGATTGATGAGGTCTGCGAGCTTACTCGTAAGCACTGGGACATTATCCGACCCTCTCTAGCTGGTGATACGGTCGCTTTCTTCACAACCTCTCCCCGTTCTTACGACTGGGTCTATGAGGAACTCTACAAACCCGCTGAAGATGGTCTTCCAGGCTACTGGGCCTGCCACGCCCGAACCGCAGACTCTGCAAACCCTCGAATCAACGCCGAATTCCTGGCGAGAGAGCGTGAGCAGATGTCTGAGACGATGTATCGGCAGGAATATGAAGCCGACTTCGTTCACTTTACTGGATCGGTGTATGGGGATGCCCTCTCTGGTCAGATTCTGCGAACAGATGCAGAAATCAAGCGGCTCATTCCTGAATGGCCCGAGGTGGCCGGGTGGCGACAGGTTATCGTCGGAATCGACACCGGAGCAGACCACCCTTTCGGCGCAGTCAAGCTCGTCAACACCGAATCCGGCCTCGTTGTCATCGGAGACTACCTCGAACGGCACCGCACGTTCATGACGCACTGCTCTGACCTCCACAGACTTGCTGCAAGCACCTCCACACGGTGGGCATGCAACAAAAATGAGCGTCAGGGTATGCTAGAACTCTCTCAGCACAACATTACATGCTGGCCCGCCAACAACGACGTTGTTGCTGGCACAGAACGAGTCAAATCGTGGCTGGAACACAAGCAGCTCTTCTTTTACGAGCCAATGTGTCGTCGGACCATCCAACAGATGATGGCCTACCGCTGGGCCGAGAACACATCACCCAAAACTGACGAAAAGCGCACGGAAAAGGTCTTCAAGAAGGATGACGAACTTCCAGACTGCCTCCGCTACGCCCTCATGACCTGGCCACAGCTTCCAGGCCCTCGTCTCGTTGCGAAACCCCAACGAGACATCACAAACCTTCCACCAGAAATGCGTAGCGCCATCGAAAGGATGCGCCGCATCGACGCGGAACCAGAACCGGCCAAAGATACCACTGGCGACTTCTGGAAATAGCTACTATTATGTATAGAAAGTTAGCTGGAGAAAAACTTGTTGCTTACCGTGCTTATCAGCGTGAGTGGATGAAAAAGTATAGGCAAAATCCATTGATCGCTAAACGTGGTTCTCAGCAAGCTCGTGAATGGCAGCTTAAAAATCCAATTAGATTTGCATTTAGTTCATATAGTAGACGAGCTAAAAGAAAGCAATATGAATTCGAGTTTACTATTAAAGAATTTGAGCAAATGCTAAAAGCATCTTGTTATTATTGTGGAGCAATACCACCTCCCTTTAATGGCATTGATCGTATTGACAGCTCTATAGGCTATACCAAACTAAATTCTGTTACTGCATGTCAGACTTGTAATTTAGCAAAAAATGATTTGTCAATAAGAGAATTCACAAGTTGGATTGAAAGAGTATCCAATCACATGCTTGGAGGCGCAAATGGCGTCTTATGTTAAGATACTTGATTTCGTGGAGCAACTAGGTCTTGCTAAGCACAATTGCAACACCGATACGTTCAAGGTCATGCTCACAAACGTGGCCCCAGTTGCCACGAACACGGTGAAGGCCGACCTAACCGAAATCTCTGCCGGTTCCGGCTATACAGCCGGTGGAGAGGACGCCCAGAACACCTATGCTGAGGCTGCCGGCACAGCAACCTGCACCTGCACCAAGATTGTTTGGACCGCTACGGGTGGGTCAATCGGACCTTTCCGTTACTTCACGATTTACAACGACACGCAGACCTCCCCAGCCGATCCACTTATCGCTTTCTGGGACTATGCCTCCTCGGTCACTCTACTAGATGGCGAAACTTTCACAATCAAATTCAACAATGGCGCAGTCACAGGAACTCTCTTCACCATCGCCTAACACGGCCCCTAACAAGTGCTGTGCTGAATCACTTGCGGGTGAACGAGCAGTCATGTATACCCATCGTGGTGATCTCTCAATTACCACATGTATCGAGTGTGGTCGTAAGCACTACGAGCTAACCCTAGATCCTGGGCGGTTCGGCATCAAATTCTTTGGTCCTAACTAAGCTGCGCAAATGGCCAATTTCAACTTCAGAACATTCACACACTCTGGCCGACTAGAGCGCTGGCTCGGACCCAACCATGTTGAGTCCATGAGCACGTCGATGAAGGACTGGTATGGTCCTCCTATTGCTGTCTCTGGCGTCCCAGGAAACGTGTGGGCAATGAAGGGCGGTGACTTCACTGGCCCTTGCAATTGGGGTCAGTTTGCTAACATCAAGGACTACACGACCCAACACATTAAGCGTATCCTTAGGAATGTAGCAAAGCGTCAGCTCTCCACAACCAATGCCGGCTTTGCCTCCCTTTCCGACATCATCTCTGAAGCTACAGTTGGTGGGAAGGCTCGCTTTTTCCATTACCATAAAAATGGTGTGACTGGCGCAGTGAACGTAACTAGCTCTCTTTGGGGACTAGGAACTATGCCCACAGCTGGTGCAAATGCTGCCGCGGCACCCGGTGGAGAAGCTCCAGTCGATTCCACAGTTGGAGCTTATGCATTTACTAATCCAACGGGTGGTGACACACAACATATCATAAACCTAGCAATGGGTGGATCTGTTGCTGCTAACAATCTTCTTCTATACGATCGAATCTTCCAAGTTGATAAGACCATGAACTCCAGTGCCACCGAGTCGGTAACAGGAGTTCCCACTCGCTATCAATCCTCTACTTCGACCGATGCCAACTATGCTGGAGGCAATTTCTTTTTCCCAGAAGTCGGTGGCACTGCTCTAGCTAATACTGCTCATAACTGGACAGTGTGCCAATACCGCAACCAGGCCGGCACGGATGCTCAAACTGCACCCTCAGCAACAGGAGTGAACTCAGCCATTGCACGCCGTATTGATCTCAGTGCGGCGGGTGCATGGTTCATGCCACTGGCTTCAGGTGACACGGGCGCAATGGACCTGGCACAAATCCAATGTTCAGCTCTTGTGGCCACAGGTGTCATCAACTTCGTTATAGGTCACCCGATCGCGTGGTGCCCTTGCCCAGTTGCCAACATCATCAATATCAATGACAATATCATGACTGCCTTCAATCTAGTCAGGGTATTTGATGATGCTGCTCTCGCCTGGTTAGAGGTTAATAAGCCTGCTACAACTGCTACGACCTACACGGGAACTATTACAACGGTAAGCGGCTAGAGACTTTTCCCTAAAATGTATATCCTTAACCAACGTAGCACGCATTCCTCCAGGCTAGAGAGGTGGTTAGGTCCAGAACAGGTAACTAAGCTATCTCTTAGCATGCATGGATGGTATGGTCCACCCATCGCTTTAGCTAGTGTTCCTGGTTCAGTGTGGGCTACTGGCGATGGCGACTTTGTGGGGCCTATTACTGCGGGTCGTCTCGCCCATGCTTACGATTACCTTCGTGATCGTGTGCGAGCCCGCATCCGCCACATTGGTCGCAGCCAGATGACCAAACTTGGTTCTGGTTTTGTTGACCTAGCAGATGTCACATCCTCACTACATACAACTCAATATCTAAATTTCTACAAGGATGTCACCACAAACGGACTTATTACAGCTTCCTATTGGGGGCTTGGTGGTGTGCCATCTGCTGGTGCCAACGCTGCAGCAGCTCCTGGCGGCGAAGCTCCTACCCGTGCCACTACAGGTGCCCTAGGTCAATACAATCCGCCGGCAAGCAATACACAGCATTTTTCTCGTGCCAATACCTTCACTGACGGACAGGCTTCATCCTATCTTCTATATGATAGATTGTTCCAAGTGAACAAGACTATGAACTCTACCACTGCAGAATCAGTAACTGGAGTCCCTACTCGCTATCAGTCCTCAACCTCCACTGACATGGACTATGCGGCAGGAAACTTTTGTTTCCCTGAAGTTGGTGGCACCGCTCTTGCAGCCACAGCTCACAACTGGACAGTTTGCCAATATCGTAATCAAACAGGAACAGATGCTCAATCATTCCCATCAGTAGCCGGACGATCAGCCGCACAGGCTCGAACTATCGATCTCCCGACTTCTTCATGGTTCATGCCACTATCCTCAGCTGATACTGGCGTAATAGACTTAGCACAAATACAGTGTGATGCTTTGGTGGCCACAGGCGTCATTAATTTCGTCATTGGCCATCCAATTGCATGGTTCACTAATCCAATCATCAATAACGTCTTCCAGTCCGACGGCATTCTAACTGCCTTCAATATGGTTAGAATATTTGATGATGCTGCCCTCACCATACTGGACATCTACAGAACAAATTCGACAGCATCCACAGTAACTGGAAATATTGAAACCATCTGGGGTTAAGATTGGCCACCTACAATTCCTCAATTCCCAGGGGGACACTGATAGGTTCCTTAGCTTGGGCACCTACTAGCACTTCCCACAATCCTAATCCGCCCATCACTATTGAGGGAACGGGCCTTGTCAATTACGAGCTGAATCTAGAGCCGGGCACCTACACGCTCACAGGTGCCGATCTCACACTACTCCGAACTTACATTCTTAACCTGGAACCAGGTGTCTATACACTAACAGGCTTCTTTGTTTCGAACGCCAAGGATTATGAGCTAAACCTGGAACCAGGTGTCTACACCCTTACTGGCTCAGATACAACCCCATCAGTAGGTCGGTTCCTCAATCTTGAGCCTGGCACCTACACACTCACTGGCTTCTTCGTTGACAATACACCTTCAATCACCTCTCTAGCTGTGCGCGATGGCCACATGCAGCGAGCCTACGTAGCAGGAGAAATCCTCCAGTCTACACAAGTCATGGACGAGCTGCTTTCAGCCTTTGTTAGTGACGAAATTCTAGAGGAAATCTAATGGCATCTCCTATCAAAGATTTTGGTCCGAATGATGCTATCCCAGAAGGATCAGATCGCCGCTACAAGTGCAAGTTCTTCGAGGCAGCTGACGGCGAGCCCCAAATCGATGACTCGGCCATCCTCACCATCACTGCTACCCTTCGAGACATCTCACCACAGGGCTCGAACAACATCATTAATAGCCGTCTCGATCAGAGCGTTCTGAACACGAATGGAGGCACCCTCGCCACCGACGGCACCTTTGCCCTGTTCCTCACAGGCAATACAGACAACGTCTGTATGACCCCACAAGAATCAGGCAAACTGGAACTGCACAAACTAACTATCAAGGTGACCTACACAAAGTCTGGTGGTGGCACGGGTTACCTGAATCATGAAATTCGCTTCTACGTTATGAATCTGGGAGATGTCTAATGGCAGTAACCTCTACACGCCGAGAAGAAATCACCTTCGACGGGGACGTTGTTGGTGCCGAGATCCTGGAAGCAGCCGATAACCTGGTATCGCCAGGCTCCATCGAAATCAAAACACTCGCCTCAGGCTTCACCTCAATCTCGGTCCCCACGGGTGGCTCAACCGTCACCGCCTGCACAATTGTCCCGCCAGCAGGCAACTCCACCTCCATCACTCTTAAGGGTGTCACAGGGGACACAGGAATCCGTATCCACAATACGGACCCAACAACCATCGCAATCCATTCCTCGGTCACTGCCATCGGCATCACTACAGGTGCTATCATCACTGGCGTTCGTTTCTTCTGGTCCTAAGGAGCTTCCATCGTATGTGGCTTTCGTCTCGTCTCGTTGAAATCTTCGGCATCTCTAAAGAATCGTTTGACGACCTCCGTCAAGAACTAGCCACCACCAAGGCTGAGCGAGACTCCTACAAAGAGGAACTCTCTCGCACGACCATCATGGCTGACTGGCTCCGTATGCAAATCAACCAGCTCCAGATTGAGCGCACTCAGCTCCTGGACAAGGCATATGGCATCAAGACCCCAATCCCCGAGATAGCTCGGGCCAGACACGCCATCGCCCCCCACCTGGATGAATTCTCATTCGAGGACGTAGGCGATGAAATGGCTAAAAAGCTGGGTCTACCAACTTACCACACCTCTTAAGTAGCTAATGGCTGACACACTTCTAGGCTCGACTAATCTGGCCCCCGCACCTCCCGCAGAGCAACAGCCTGCAGGTCCAGGACAGCCACCAGCACAGCAGCCCATCTACGACGACGCCCGCATCCTGGAGCTATTCGACACCCTCAAGCGTGAGTCAATGGACTACCGTTGGGTGTTCGAGAAGGAATGGCTTCGAGATCAGAACTACGTTGGCAACCGACAGTGGATCACATATCACCCATCACGGCGTGAGTGGATCGACAAGCGGCTCCACAAGTGGATTCCCCGCCCTGTCACCAACAAGATGGCCGAAATCGTGCAGTCCATCCGCACGAACTTTGGAGCCATCAACCTAACTGTCAAGGTCCGTCCAGTCGGTAACACTCCCGTCTCGCAGGCAGCAGCTGAGATTGCGGACCAGATGTCTCCCATGATCCATGAGGAGCACGACATGAACCAGGTTATGCGTGAGGCCGACTATTGGCTCATCACCGCCGGTTCAGTCGTCCTTCAAACGTCCTGGGACCGAGACATCCGTTCTAACCGACTTTTCGTTGCATCCGAACAATGCTTGACCTGTGGGACCGTCAATACACCCAAGGTCATTCAACAATCTGGTAACATCTGCCCAACCTGCGGCGGCCAGCAGTTTCAAGCTGCTACCGACCAAGCAACTGGGCAACCCGTAGGCGAGTGGCTCGCATTCGGTAAAGGCAAGACAACCGCCCTCTCTCCTTTCGAGTGGGCCGTTCCTGTCAACATTACTCGATTCGACGAACTCCCCTACCTAATCCGTATCCGCTGGCGTGACAAGCACTGGTTCGAGGCTAATGCCCCCGACCTCGTCCCCAAGATCACTTGGGAGAAGTCGCCCTCGGATCGGTCGATGCAAATCTACAAGTCCCTAGCCACCTCCAACGATATTGGGGGCGTGCCAAACTTCATGGGCGTCGGCTCATCTGGTGGCCAGTCCGTCGATGGCATCACTGAATACGAACTGTGGCTCAAACCCACTCCAGAGTTCCCACAAGGACTCGTCTGCCGCATTATCGGTGACAATCAGCCCATTGTGCTCCACATGCCCGAGGAAGGGCTCCCTGGACCGTTCCCCTACAAGGACATCCAACAGAAGCCAATCTTCCCCTTCACCTTCGCTCAATACGAGCACGTTGGAGGCCGTCTCTACGGTCGGTCCGCCATCAGTCCCCTCATTCAGAAGCAAGACCAGCTGAACCAGCTCGATTCTCTCATCCAGCTGATCGTTCAGCGTATGGCCAACCCCATCTGGGTCGTTCCAGAGGGGGCAGGCATCGACACCTTCTCAGGTGAGCCTGGCTTCGTCATGAAGTGGAACCCGCTAGCCGCTGGAGGAACCGCCAAGCCAGAACGTATCGCAGGCTCAGAAGTCCCAACCTCCCTCCAACTCCTCCGTGCCCAAATTCTCAAGGACATCGAGGAACTTTCGGGAGCATTCGACATCATCAAGGGTCAAAAGCCCAGCGGTGTCGAAGCCTTCTCAGCTCTTCAGCTCCTTGTCGAGCGTTCCCAATCTCGTTTCACTTCGGTCTTCCAATCCCGTGGTGAGATGTATCGGAAGTGGTTCGCAATCGCTATCGAGCTAGAGCGTCAGTTTGGTCCAGAACAGCGTGTCATGACCGTCGTGGGTCCCAACCGGGGCTTCACGTTCCAACAATTCCAGAACGCCCAACTACAGGGCGATATCACGATTGCGCTGGAAGACGGCTCAAACATGCCCAAAACCGCTCTGGGCAAGCGAGCTGCCATCGAACAAGCTAATCAACTTCGTCTCCTAGACCCCTCAGATCCCGACCAGCGTTACGCCCTTCTCAACACGTTCGGCCTCTCGGACCTCGTGCCAACCCTTGATTATCATGTCCAGGCCGCACTCAAGGTCCAGGACGACTTCGAACGTTGGGCCGTCAATCCAATGGGACCACCTCCCCTGGTGTTCAAGCCTTGGTTTGATCCGATGGTTCACTGGGTCGAGCACATTAAATGGCTCAACACAGACCGTATGCGTGACATGCTAGCACAGAATCCGATGCTAGAGCCTATCGTCATTCAGCATCTGCAACAGCTACAGTTCATTATGAACCCACCAGTCCAGGTAGGACCCGACGGGCAGCCCATTCAACAGGGTCCCGGCGGCCAACCTGGAGGCCCTCCTCAACCAGGAGGCGGTGGGCGAGCAATGGCAAATTCGAACCAGAACGCAGGAGCCCCTAACAGCTCCCAGCCTTCTGGGAACAAGCAGTTTGGTCCTAACGTTGGACCTGCGTAAGGGGCAGCGCTAATTGCCCCATACTGCTCCCCTCCGTTCTGGGGAGCCTTCCAAACGCGGACCTCACCCGCGACACCAAAGGTAAGGAAGCATGTCTGACGTAAACGTGACCGATAACAACCCGCAGGGTGGAGCACCTGCGACACCAACTCCCGCTCCATCAACACCAGCGTTCGTTCCCACTCATCTTGAGATGGGGACGGCGGTGGCACCCGCTGTTCCAGCCGCCCCAGCGATACCACAGGTAGCCACGCCCGCACCCGCGACAGATGGTGATAGAAGCAACTGGGTTCCGCCACACCGAATCCGAGAGACCCGAGAAGCTGCAATCAGGGAGGCTACCACGCAGTTCCAACAGCGTGAGGCCGCTCTTCAAGCGCAGGTTCAAGCGGTTCAGCAACAGCTTCAGGCACTAGTAGGTGTGCGACAGCCAAGCCAGCAAGTCGCTGAGCAGGAAGCCATCAAACAGCAGTTCGCCTCTCTATATCCAGGACTAGCTACCCTGGAGCAGAAGCACAAAGAACTACTGGGCATCCTGGAGCGAGCTGGAGACTTCGAGCAGAGCACGAGCCATTATTGGCAGAACTACGGTCGCCAGTCAATGGACAAGCTCTTTTCACTAGCTTCAACAGCTAATGGGGGAAGCCCTGTTACGCCCGAGGCTAAGGAACAGCTCCATGCCGCTTTCAGTGGTTGGGTTCAAGCGAGCCCAGAACGCGTTGAGCGTTATACCAATGACCCCACAATCGTGGATGACTTCTGGAAGGCTTTCACTGCCTCCTTTATCGACCCCGCACGTCGGGCCGCAGTCACAGCACCAGCCGCACGGCTAGGCGCTCCAGTCCCACAGGACACACCAGGAGTAGCCCCAGCCCAGCGACCAGCGCCAAAGGCTGGCGACCTCGATGAGATGGTTGCTAGAGCGTGGATTAACTACCAACAGGGGGTAAAGTAGGCGCATAAACCGCGCCGTAAAGACCCCTTTCTATCTCATAGGTAAATACCAATGGGTCTAGATCGTCAGGCACTCGATGCTGCGCTAAAAGATGTCCTAGAGGACGGCGTTGCAGAGGGTGTCAATAACAAAAACCCACTACGGGACCTAATCAAGACTGAGAAGGTTCCGTTCCGTGGTCGTGAGATTGTGCGTGTCACGCACACCACGCGTAACGTCTCGCCAATGTTCGTTGGTGAAGACTCAGCATTCGCGGATGCTGGACAGCAGGGCTACTCACGGATGAGCGTTGATCAGCGTAAGCTGATGGCGCGTATTCGTATGACCTGGGAAGTCATGGTGGACTCGACCTCTTCAGAGGGCGCGTTCGTCTCCGCACGTAAGTCAGAGATGCAATACCTCATCGACGACCTGGCTCGTCGAGACGAGTTTGCTCTAAACTCTGACGGTCGTGGTGTGCTCGCCCTTGTGGACGAGGCACCTTCAGGAACCACACTAGATGTGGACGCCCCTGCAGGAATCACCAACGACAACTTTGGTAACCGCTTCATCTCGGCCGGGATGTTCATCGGCGCAGTCGATCCTACCTCAGGAACACTACGCACGACCATCCACAAGGTGTCAAGCGTTACCAATGCCGGTAACCAGATCGAAGTCGATTCATCCACTCACACTGGCTGGGCTGATAACGATTTCATCGTGCAGGTTGCGAACTCAGCAGTCACTGATGTTCTCGACAGCTCATATGAGCACGCATGGTGGGGCCTGATGGCCCTGGTTGACGATGGCACGTATCGTGCATCCTACTTCGGTCTCGACCGAACACAAGTGCCCGCCTACTCGGCCTACGTTACGGCATCAACCGGCGCAATCTCGACCGACCTCATTCAGCGAGTGTCGGACGTGGTTGACCAGAAGCTCGGCGGAAAGATTGGCATTATCCTGTGCCATCACTCAACACGCCGACTAGTCATCCAGCTAACGGATGGCGACCGTCGATACACTCAGGGAAACCTGATGCGTCCCGACCCAGCCACGGTGGCATTCAAGCAGGGCGACATCCCCTTCGGTGATGTTCCTGTGCGAGCCCTCCGTGACTTCCCTCTCGACGTGATGATGTTCCTCGACCTGCAGAACGCAGGATTCAAGGAATACGTCTCAGAGAGCGGCAAGTGGGCTGACGAAGACGGTTCAGTCCTAGCACGTATTGGCACGGGCACATCAGCTCGTGACAGCTACGAGGCATGGTATCGTATGCGTAAGCAGTATTTCCTGGAGTATCCTGCATACTGTGCCAGACTTGATGGAATTACGGGACAAAGTCTCGTGGTCCAAAGAGCAGCAGGTAGCTAAAGCTAAATGGCTACTCCTACTCATTGTCCTCGTGGCCATGAGTATGATGAAAAGAACACGTATTGGCAGGGAAGAGCAAACGGCCATAAAACAGCCTGTTGCCGAACCTGCCAGCGTGCTCGCCTAAAAGCTAAAAAGGGTTACCACACAGCCTATATGAGAGAGTGGCGTGCATCGAATGGTGGACGCCACCGACTCACTTGGACAGAGCTACGAAAACGAAAGAAGGCGTGGCTTGAAGAATACAAGTCCCTCAACGGATGTAATAGGTGTGATGAGAACCATCCAGCTTGTCTAGACTTTCATCATAGGAATCCAGAGGATAAAACGTTCAATCTTTCGGAAGCAATTGCTCGTGCATCATTGGCACGAATTCAGGTGGAAGTCGCCAAATGCGACATCCTCTGCTCAAACTGTCATAGAAAGCTCCACTATGAGGAGCGAAAGGAAACTCACTAATGCGTCTATCGGTAACAGATCGCTTGATAGTATGAAAGAAGAGATCGCTAAATGCGATATTCTTTGTTCTAATTGTCATCGTAAACTACATTACGAAGAAAGACAACGGGTAGCTATATCAGATACGTTAAGTTAGTCAATAGGTCGTCCCGTGTTCTCAAGGGCGTATGGGACGGTCGTCACTACGACCTCCTACCAGGAGAGACATACTCCTTCCCGCAACAAATTGCGGAGAAGTTCAAGGAGCAGAACCCAGTGATGGGCTCTGAAGATCCTTACACATTACAAAAGCAATATCTAATCGGCATTGTGGAACTCGGCGATGACATAACGCCCATCGAGCAATCCAATGCTATTGAGCTTCAGGATCGCTCCAAGCTCAACGACGGCCGAACCTACGAAGTGGTCAAGGGCACCGGCCTTTACCGCCCAGCAACTGACAGAGCCGAACCTCTCCCATCGGGAGCAGGCGGACCAGTGTCTAGCGCCTTCGTAAACCCCAAGTAACGTCGATGAACAACTACATCCCAGATCAGAATCGCTTCAAGCTGACGGGACCACCTTCCTGGTGGCTCCGGCATCTCTGGGAGTTCGATAGCAGCCTGGTGGTTATTCCTAGCCGCCAGGACTGCGTTTACCGTCTGGCTCAGCGACGCCAGCCCGACCTTCGTGCCAACATCACCAACGATGCGCTCTGGAACATGAGCGACACGCAGATGCTGGCTTCCTACAGCCTCATCCCCGTTACTACCATCATCGCCACTGCTAACTGGTCCAACCCACTCATGTGGGAAGACCTTCGTCAGCGTGCCCCATGGCGTAACGGCGGAGCTGATGCAGTCATCAAGCACATCGAAGGTAACGAACGTAAGAAAGAACTTGACATCGCTGCCAAGAACGACGCTTACAACGACTACCTTGCAAAGGATGCTTGGCGTTATTACGAAATGAAACAGGGCCTTCGTTCAAACGTCTACTCACCAAAGACACCTGACCGACGCCCCAAGATAGCTAGTAAGGCTCCCCTTATCCAGGTTGCTACAAGATAGGCGCACCCCGTGCCTAGGCGATCCGATACCCGCCTTTAGAGTATCGGCCGTTGCTCATCCGAGAAGAATGAGCGTGCTAAGGAAACAACATGGCAGTATCACTAGAGTCCGCAGGACGAGTGCGGCAGAAGGCCCGAGAAATCACCCTGGCCCCAGGCGTGTTCTATGCTCTCAAGGCTTTCTTCCTCAATCATGCGGCAAACAAGGGAAACCTGGACCTCCAGTTTATCCCCTACACGGAAGTGCAGGCGGACGTAGCCGGTGGAACGGTTCTCCTAACAGGCGCGGCACGTCTCTATTTCGCTTATGCGAAAAAGGAGAACTCAGCAACCGATAATATCACGTTCTTCTACGATGATGCTACGGACGACACGACAGACGCCAATGCACGTATTGGTCTCTCAGTGCTCGAAGCTAACGAGTCGTGCTGGGTCTCGTATCCAAACGGTATGCCTCTTGCAACCGGAATCGTTGTCACGCAGTATACTAGCGCCTCTGGCCTAGGTAAGGCTGACGGTTCAAACGGTGCAAACGGCTTCGTCATTGTAGGCGCAGCATAAGCAGCATAAGACGCTGCTTAAGAAGACCTAGCTCAGTAGGTGCTCTATACCTCTAGCCGAGGTGGTGTGTGTAGCTGAGCCTACGCACATCGACTAAGGCAAGGAACCCACAACATGCCTTCACGTAATATTCGGCGTAACGCCACGGTCCAAGGACCAGTTACGCCACAGGTCGCCCCAATCTACGTCGATTCGGACGACAACAAGCTCAAGATCATCCCAGCAGGCTCCGGCACCACCGAGGAAGTCATTCCTTACGCGTCGAGCCCAGCCCTAACTGAGGCTGTAACCGCAACCAACGTCATCACAGCTGCAGAGTCGGGCAGCACCTTCTTTCTGGCAGCTGCAGGGGGTTTTGTCTCCACTTTGCCAGCTCCAGCTAATGGTCTACAGTTTAGCTTCATTGTGTCTACAGCCCCATCAGGAGGTTCTTACACAATTGTCACTGCGGGTGGAACTGATCTTATCCACGGTGCTGTAGCTTCAGCGGCTGATGCAGGTGGCTCTGTGGACTCTACTGCAGGGACAGCAGCAGACACGATTACTTTTGTGGATGGTCAGGCCCTTAAGGGTGATCGTGTAGATGTCGTTTCTGATGGCACGTCATGGTATGCAACCGGAACGTGCTCAGACGAAGATGCAGTCACATTCACACAGACGTAAACCTAAAGGAGAATGAATGGCATATAACAGCGCTAATATGATTCCGCAGATCCACGCAGGAGGAGACGACTCTCCGTTTATTTGGGATTACTCTACTTCCGACCCCATAGCCACAGTAGAAGGTTCTACGTATTTTGATTCTGCGTTTAACTTTCTGCGTAGAGGAGATTTGGTTAGAGTGACTGCGGACGACGGTAAAGGCATGTATTTTGTCTCTAGTGCCAGTCCTGTTTTTGAGGATACCGCCTTAATCAAGATTGCTGTTGTTACTAGCTTTCCTTCCCTGTAGTTTGAGTGGGGGCTTCGGCCCCCTCTCTCCAGAACCCAAACATGGCAAATCACATTAATCAGCCCGTTCCATCTCCACTTCCGGCGAGCTTCACAGCGGCAGGTAACACCAATATTAACGGTGTTATCTTCCCGTCAGCTTCAAGAGCGGCTGCCACTTACGACTCGGATGTCATGTATAATCCGGGAGCAAAGGGCGTCCGCCTCTTCATCGCCATCTCAGACCCAGGTGCTGCAGGAACCGTTACCGTATCCATACAGGTAAAAGACCCGGTCACGGACGCCTTCGTCACTATCACCGGAGCAACCAGCACCGCACTCGCGGCAGCTGCTACCACAACGCTCACGGTCTTTCCTGGCATCACCGTCTCAGCCAACGTCGACCTCTCCAATCATGTAGGACCAGAATGGCGAGTTCGTGCAGTCGTCGCAGCCAACGCCGTTGTATTCTCAATTGGCGCTGACTACCTGCTCTAAAGTTCCCTACGTGAACTCATGCGCATCATCGACAAGGGGGCTCCTCTCCTCTTCGACGGAGAGGAACTTACCATCGTAGCTCCATTTCCAATTAGGCGATCATGGCTTACACGAGTGGCCGCATCTTTGCGGGCCAGAAAACGGGCATCACGGGAACGGCTGGCCAGCTGGATACAGCGACTACGAACATTCGTGAAGTCATTGTTCAGTCAGACGTAGCCAACACCACAAACCTTCTAATCGGTGACGTGACTGGCCAGTTCATTGCCCTAACGCCCGGCCAAGCTATCACGATTCCCATCATTTCGATGCGCCTAATCTATGTCAAGATGGCCTCCTTAACGGGAACCGCCAACTGGATTGCCAGGGATTAAAGATGCCTGATCTTTTTCTCTCACTTGGAAGTGATAATGATTCAGCTGCGGTATGGGGAAACATTACTGGGACCCTAACGAACCAGACTGATCTACAAGCATCACTCACGGCTGCCGCAACCACTGCGGTTTGGGGCAGCATTTCTGGGACGCTCTCTGCTCAAACGGATCTCCAAACTGCCCTCAACGCCAAGATTACAGCCTTTGCTGATCCGAACGCTGACCGAATCGTATTCTGGGACGACTCAGCTGGAGCCTTTGCAGCCTTAGCTCCCGACTCTACTCTCACGGTCTCAGGAACCACTCTCTCAGTAACTGGCCCAACCGAAGCCACCACTACCTCAACTGGCACCCAGGACAATTTCTCCTTTTCGAACGCTTCCGTCCTCCGCTGCAACAACGCCTCCCTCCTCACGATTCGTGGGCTGGTCGCAGGCGTGACCGGACAAATCCTGCATATCGTTTCTGTGGGGGCTGGTAACGTCGAACTCGCTCATCAGAATAGCAACTCAACTGATGTCAATCGCCTAGTTAACCAGGCAACCTCAGCCAACACTCCACTGTTTGCGGGTAATGGCACAGCAACCTATGTCTACGATGGCACCACCCAACGGTGGCGACTCATAGCTCACGATCAAGGTGGGTGGATCACTCCTACCTTCTCAGCCGGCGACTACACAGCCAATGGCTCTATGACCTGGACAGTAGAGTCGGGTGATGTCACAACTATGGCATACTGGTTAAAGCATAAGACCCTTTTCCTTAACTTCCGTGTTCTGACTACCTCCATCGGTGGCACACTCAACACACAGCTTCTCCGTGTCATCCCAGGTGGCTTCACGAATGTTAACTCCATCTTGACACCTATCTCCATTCAGAGCAATGGAGTTGCTGCAGTTGGACTAGTTGTTATTGCAGCTGCAGCCACGAACCTAAGCTTCCGAACTACTCAGGATGGTGCGACTAACTGGACTGCATCGACTAACAACGCCTCAGTGAATGGCTGCATCACACTAGAAGTTTCCTAAACATGGCCACACAAATCTCCGCCATTGAAACCCTCGCTCGCCAGCGCCTTGTTGAGGCCACGCCCAATTTCTGGTCCTCCCAGGAAATCGTGGACATCATCGCTGCAGGAATCCGGGACCTGTGGCGCGACATCGCCGATCTTAAGCAGGAACACTTCCTAACCATCGACGACACGGTTACATTAGCGGCCAACGACGACGAGCTGACCAGCCTTCCCACGGATATCCACAAAATCTATCTCATCGAGCCACTTGACATCTCAATAAATGGCTCGAATCGGGGACTGGTCTTCCGGCCCATGGACTACAACCATACTACCTTCCAGGCGGCTCGCTCCCAGACCGCTGTAGATCCATCCAACACCATCATTTATTACTCGATCATTGGGCAAGGCGCACCGACCAGCAGCGGACCATCGATCAAAATCGCACCGCAAGTCACTGCAGCAGTCGATATCTCACTGAGCTATGTCCCCACTCTAGGATCGTTTACAGCAGCAGACGAAGTTCCCATCCCAGGTGAAGCGGATAACGCCCTCGTTGCCTGGACCGTCGCTTTCGCACGGGCGAAGGAACGGGAAGATCGCTCTCCTGACGCCAATTGGCTCGCCATCTATGCGACAGAGAAGGAGCATCTCCTTCAATCACTAGGACTCCGGCAATATCAGGAGCCCTCTTTCGCAGAGGCCGTCTTCGAGGACCTCTGGTAGGACCTCCTAAGGAGGTTACCATGCTAGAGCTAGAATCAGATAAGAGTTCAGAGTTCACGGCTACAGACCCAATCATGGTGGAAACCTTGGTTGTCGCTGCCGCACGAGCCATCCATGACCACAGCATTCCTGACGTGACTACGCCATCCGAAGTGCTATCGGCTACCTTCACTCTTTTAGATCGAACGCTCCGAGCAATCTCGCGTATGCAGCTCCCAGAGGAGCGCATGCACAATGCCAAACAAGTTGAACTTGCTCTACAAGCTATGATTATAGAGCACGGAAAAGTTCCAAACTAGACCTAAAAATTAGGTCATCAATACACCATCTTTTATGTCTCAGAGCCTGGCCGTTTACAATCTTGGCCAAAATGGTGTTGATCTAGTGAATAGCCCTATTCAGGTTTCTGATGGGGCTCTTCTCCAATGCCAGAACGGTCAAATCTTTCCCAACGATGCCGACCTTGCCATCCGCAAGCGCGATGGCATCGTCAAAATCAACCAGTCGCAAGCTCCTGGCACCATTCTCGCAATCGCTAACATTCCTCTCGCGGACCCTTCCTAACATGGGCGCCAAGCTCGACGTGTATTCTCTAGGGCAGGTGGGAGTCAATCGCACTCGCTCACCTATCCAAGTCAAGGATGGTGAACTCCTCCAGTCCCAGAACGCCACCGTCCGCCCTGTTCGAGCCCAACTCGCCCTCACCAAGCGTGACGGCATGGCCAAAATCAACTCCTCACAGGCCCCAGGCTCAATTCTTTCCATCACTAACCTGCCCTTTGTCGACCCGGGCTCTGGGGCAGCTGAATTCGCCTTCTACATTGCAACAAATACCAACCCACTGTTCGGTTGGATGTATACTGAGGACGGCACAACCTTCCAGGAAATTACGACTGGCGAAGATGTCCAAAATGCCAACGCTAATGGCAAAGTCAATCAATCACTTGGCCCCGACGACCTACTTTATTTCATTAGCCTCAATACTGACACAGTCTGGTCATGGGATGGCACAACACCAACTGAACTAGCCGGTGCTCCTGCTGAAGTTGTAACCTATATCCATTACGACTCTGTTGATGACCGGCTCTATGCTGGTGCAGAAGCCGGAGCTTCGGACAAGGTCTTCTACTGGGACGGCGCGTCCTGGACCATCGTTGACGACACGGGGCTGGCTGCTGGTTTCAACGGCAACCTTGCTACAGCGAACGGTGATCTCTTTGGCATGAACGCTACTGGAGGAGATGTTTACATCTTCGACGGTGTCTCATCATGGTCCATCGACCTAGATGTGTCAGTCACGGTCACTGCCAACGCGGTCCGCACCGACTTCTGCCGCGCCCTAAACACTACCGATCTTATGTGGTTTGGTAACGACGACGTTACCAACCAGCTTCTAGTGTGGAAGCGCAACAGCTCAGGTGTCTGGTCAGACGTGACCCCAGCCGGTTACGGCGACAGTATTGTCAACAATGGCTTTGCAATCGATGGAACCATATATATCTCCATCTTCAATCTCGGCACTTCAGACATGTTCGTCCTTTCCTACGACGGCACATCCTGGACTGAACTTGCCGATGTTGTGGCCAATATCGATGCCGGGGCCTTCGACGTAAATTATCTTTACGTGTGGGATGACAAACTCTACGTTACCATGGGCTCGAACACTCAAGGTGGCACAAATACTGTTGGGTTCACTGAGCTATCAGCAATCTCTTGGTCGCTCATTCCCGCTTGTGACGGCTACTTCTTCTCCGAAGGGCCACTGATACCCTAATGGCATTCTATCTAGCACACGCAGGCACCACACTTCAGAAGGTCTCCGTCGAAGGAGACTTAGTGGCTATCACACTCCCATCTGGAGTTACGATGGTTGATACTCGGCCAGCACGGTTTGCCGTTCTGGCCAATAGTGTCGTGGTAGTGAATGCCCCTAGCGTCAACATTGTCATCAATCCTGCCGACCTCACCACCCGTCGCCTCTCGATTGCCGGTCCCACAACCGGCCTGACAGCGGTCTCGGGTGGAGCTGGAACGCTTTCGGGTGATTATCGGTGGGCATATACCTTCGCTATCCTCGATGGTAGTGGGGATATTCTCACTGAATCGCCCATGTCGGCGACCTTTGGCCCTCTCACACTCAACGACAACGATGCTGACCTGGCCTCCATTGACACCTCAGGAACTGCTGGCGTTAATGCTCGAATCATCTACCGCACAACTAACGGCGGGACAGCCTTCTTCGAAGTCGATAGAATCGAAGACAACGTCACCACAACCTTCACCGACAACATCTCAGACTACGACCTAGCCCTCCTAGCCAGTGCTGAACCCAAGGGCAACCCCCCTGGCGTAGACGGCACAAACCGCTTCCGACTCATCACGACCTGGAAGGACCGGCTCTGGGCCGCAGAAGCTAACGACCCGGACAATGTTTGGATCTCGGGTAACCGGGAAATCTACTCGTGGTCGGAGCAGCGCAAGTTCACGGTCAAATCGGCTGGCGAGGATTCCTACGGTGTCACTGCCTTCATGGCACGCCGTGATGAACTCGTCATCGCCAAGCGCCGGAAGCTCTGGAAAGTCATCGGCAACTCTCCCTCGGATTTCGAGCAAATCCTGATCGCTGACGGCATTGGAGCGGTCTCACAAGACGCTGCTATTGTCATTCGCGATACCTGCTACTTCCTAGGCGAGGACGGCTTCTACGAATACGGCAATGAAGGCGTTAAGCGCCTCAGCCGTGAGAAGGTTCAGCCCTGGTTCACCACGGAGGAATTCTTCAATCGCGCCAAGTTCGACATTGCCTTTGCCAAATATAACGCACTTTATGACAAAATCGAGATCCACCTTGCCGCTCCAGAATCTGAGGACATTGACCGATGGGTCGAGTTCGACCTCAAACAAAATGAGTGGTTCGGACCCCATCTCACGAACGCTTTCACGCCTACCTGTGGTGGAGCAATGGACAATGAGGATGGGTTCTCTACTCCAGTCATGGGTGCCTCCAATGGTTTCATTTATCGACAGAACCAATCCGATTGCACTGACGCCGGGACGCCTATTCCAATGGACATCATTACCAAGTTCCATAACGGAAATGCGCCCGACATCGAACATTACTGGGGTGAACTAGCTCTCCTCACCAAACCTGAGGAAGATGGCACCCTCGAAGTCATCCCAACTGTGGGTGACCTCGACGCCATCGCCCAGTCATCAATCGATGTGGATCTGACAGAAGACCGGCACCGTCTTCGTCGCCTTGGAGTAGGCCGCTTCGTGCAGCTACGCTTCAAGAACGACGAGAACCATCAATCCGTAACCATCTACGGTTACGAAATTCCCTTCCATGAGATGGGCCGCAGGTAGTCGCATAGTTCGCGACGTAAGAAAGTCAATCGAACATGCCTCTGAACGAAGATATCAAGCCAACAGCGCTTGCCTTCCTGAACAAGCCTCACTCAATTCGTGAGCCCCTACGTGTTCAGGATGTGGATGACAACTTTGACAAGCTCTTCAAGGGTGTCAATCAGCTTCTCCAAGAACAGACCGTGCTCCCTCCTTTCCGAGGAGGAACCGGTCTGACTTCGTTCCATCGAGGCGATCTGCTTGTTGCCACGGGTCCAGGGACTATCGCTCGCCTACCAGACGTAGCCACCGGCAACGCTCTCATCAGCGGTGGTATCGACGAACTTCCATCCTACGGAAAAATCAATCTCACCGCCGGTTTCCACGTCTCTGGCGACCTTCCCTTCGCCAACATCGTTCAGATCGCCGACCAGCGTATCCTAGGAAACGTCTCTGGCGGCACAGCAGATATCGCTGCTCTCACAGCAGCTCAAGTCAAGACCTTCCTAGGCACGTCCGGCTATGCCATCGGCGTGCAGGCTCACGAATTCGACCCAATAGACGCCGAAGTCCTTTATTTCGGAATGCTCCCTGTTGAGCCATCAACGACAGCAGCAAACAATAAGGTTCATATTCGAACAGCTGGCACCCTCAGAATTGCCAATATCTATAGCTACTCCCAGGTGGCTGGTTCAAACGAGAGCTGGACAATTGCGGTTCGGCTGAATAACACGACAGACACGACCATTGCTACGGTGGCCGCCGCTACGAACGAACGTATCTTTTCGAACACTGGGCTATCCATTGCTGTGGTCGCGGGCGACTACGTCGAAATTAAATCTACCAACCCTACCTGGGCAACGAACCCAGAAATGACCACATTTGGTGGTTACATCTACATCGAGTAAGGACATAACATGGCAGGAATGGTCTCCTCAAATGCTAACGACTACATGCAGCAGTATTATGCTAGTCTGGGTATCAATCCATATCAGCAGCCTACAGCGCAACCACAGCCCATCCAGACGGTTCCTAATGATCCCAATGCGATCTATCAGTCATATAAATCTTCGGATATGGCTGGGCCAGTCTTTACTCAAATTGGGGTGAAGCCACAGCAGGCACCTGTGTATCAACAGCAACAACAGGCTGCCCCGAGAACACAGCCTGATTATTCAGCTCAATTTCAAGCGGCTCTTCAGGCATTACAAACTCCCCCACGCATAGAAGCTCCACCTCCTCCAGCACGGATTTCCAGGCCCACACCTGTGCTAGAAAAGCCGGGTGCTGCTTTTGCCCGAGCTAAAGATGTTTCTGGGCGAACTGGACAAGCTGCTCTCAAAGCTCTCCATGACATCATGACACGGCGTGGCTTCTCTGACTCAGGCATTGAATCTGAGGGCGAATCACAAATCCTTTCAGGTGTTCAGCAGCATCAAGCTGGGGCTGAATACGACGCCGCAAACCGTGACACCGAACGACAAAATCAGTTTGGTCTTGCCGGCTATGAAGGAGATCTAGGTCAACGCTCGGGAGACCTTGGTTACCAATCAAATATCTTTGGTGGAAATATCTCACAGCGAGGACAAGATATTCAAGCTCTCCTCCAACTACTTAACCTCCAGAAACAATACTAATTAGGATAATCTAAGACGATTATGGCTAAATTCATTGATGGAGTGCGTTATGATGAGGACGACTATCCCATTGATCCAATGGGTAATAGAATTGGCCCTCGTCGTGTCTCGAAAGACCCAGTTCCCGTGGCAGCAGAGCCTACAGCCCCCAGTGGAGGAGGAGGGGGAGGGGGTGGACAAGAATTAAATCTGGCCGGGCTAGGGGGTGCACAAGAGCCTCCCGAAGCCACCATCTTCCAAATTGGTCAACCTTCCCAAGCTAATCCCTATCTGGGGCGGCGCTCTCTCCCAATCATGGGCCTAGAAACTGCCATGAAGGGAGCCAAGAACTACTAGAGGGCACAAACCGCCCTGTTAAGACAGTAGATTATTCCTATGGCTCAACAAAAGATTGGGGGCTGGCATTCGGTTGCACAGCTCCTAAAAAAGAATCCGCTCAAGCCCAAAAAGAACAAGGCGAAGAGCAAGGTGGACGAAATCCTTAAGCTCCTCAAGGACAAGAAATAATGGCTCGCCCATTTGATCCTAACTCATTCCTCCTCGACAACGGCCAATATCTCTCTGGTCAATCCCAACAGGGGCAGAGTCCTCTTGCCATGAAGGAGCTTGGAGTTCAACAGAACCGCCTTCGTGGTACACAAGTCGCCAATGAGGATTTCAATCGGGCCTATCAGGGTGGAAACCCAGGATTCGGCCCTCTTCCTCGTGCTGCCGGTCCGCTTCCCGATTCCAATTGGGATGCCTACTTTGGCCTCCTTCAAGCCCGCGAGAACTCTGCCAATCAGTCTGGTCGCAATTTCAACTTTGACGAACGTTCATGGGGCAACCCCAAAGCTCTAGATATCCCTACCGGCCGCACCTACGACCAAAGTCCTGTAGGTTACGGTTATGGAGAGGGCGGTAAGATTGGATACAACCCCAATCTTAGGGAACTCGCGCCCGGTCAGCGTGGAAGGCCCAACGCATATACAGCTGCTATTCAAGGACTCAATCCTAACCAGGGCGGCTATTATAATGAAGACGAATACAACTCGATGAATAGTGGGGGTGTCAATACCCTTCAGCCGTCCATCCAACGAGCCCTCGAAGCTCTTTTTGGTCGCCGATAACCATGCCTACATTTAATCCATTCGCTTCGGCTCAGGCTCTGCGCGCTCTCCAGCTCCAAAATCAAGCAGTTCCTGGTTCAGCATTCAACTTCGACGAGAATGAAGATCCTGCCGTCCAGCTCTACGGCCTCCAGAACCAGATGAAGGATGAACTCCTTCGTCGTGGCTCAGCCGCAGCAGGCACCGGAGATCAGGCGGGGCTCGCACGTCTCAAAGCGCTTCTTGGTGGCGTAGAAAACGACATTGAGGGTGGCACGATTGCTCAGCAAATTCCTCAGGTCGAGGCCAATCGCACTGCTCTCGAAGGCGCTCGTCGTCAGGGATTCGTTGGTGACAATGCTCTTGGTCAACAAGGCATCTATCAGCGTAACCTTGCCACAGAGAAGATGCGCCAACCTCAAGCTATCGCTCGTGAGAATATTCAAGGCGATCTTGAGCGTCAGAAGCTGGCTAACCAGGGTCAAATCGAACTTGCCAACGTTTATGGAGAGAACCAACGACAACTTGCTGCTGAATCTCCCAATCAGATTCGCTCTGTTGGTCCTCGCTCAATGAGCTTCGCTGTTCCAAACCAATCTCAGACAGCTGGCAATATCACGCCACTTCTTCAGACAGTCACGACTGCTCGAAACAATCTTGCAGCAGCAAAGAACGCCCCTCAAGGTCCAATGGGTGATTTTTGGGGCACACAAGCATCCAAAGTCAAAACAGCTGAAGAAACCCTTCAACAGGCACTTGGTGCTGTCTTTGGTCGTTTGGGTGGTGACCCCGAACTACAAAACATGGCAACTGAAATTGCCCAAGATCCAGAACTGAACCAGCTCAATATTGAACAGCTGTGGGCACATCCTAAGGCTCAACAGACATGGGATCTCAATCAGATCACTCCTCAAGAACGAGCCCAACTCAATTCACTCCTCAATTACGTTCGCGGCCTCGCAGGTGGCGGAGGTTTCTAAATGCCAGTCATCCGACGAACCCCAGTCACACAACCTACAACTCAAGCTCCTCCACAAGAGCAACAGCCCGACAATCAGCCAAGCGGTCTTCGCCGACTTTTGGCTGCCGGTGCCCGAGTTGTGCCCGGACTCGCCTTCCCTGGTGGGTGGCCTGGAGCCATTGCTTCAGGTGCCGGAGAACTTGGTGCCGAGTTAATTGAAGGAAGCGCACCCGATATTACTCGTATTGGAACTGAAGCCGGAATTGGAGCCATTCCCTTCTCAAAGTGGACCAAAGTGGCCGGAGAACTTCCAGCACTCCGAGCAGGAATTCGTGGTGCAGGCATTACCGGCTCTTCCGAAGCGCTTCGACAAGCTATTGATAACGAGCCTGGATTTGATCCAAAGCGTATTCTTGGAAATACTTTGCTTGGTGGCGGTATTTCAGGCGTTCTTGCAAAGCTATTTGGAGTCCGGGGTGTAGAGGAAGCTGTCCCGTCTCCGATAACTTCATCTTATACCGGACGTATCAACAAAAAGGATATCCTTCCTATTGGTGTGAACCCTGCTGGTGCTACAGCTGCTGAAGCAGTTCCTACTATTCTCAATCAGCCTCCATCTCTTCCAAAGCAGGCGCTTCCTACCGAATTCTACCAGTTCTTGAATGAAGCTCAGGGTCAGCGAGTAGCTCAAGCGACACTGCCATTTGACGTTGCTGAAGAAGCCGCAACGAGTGGTGGTCGGCAGCCCTACACAGGTTACGTGCCAGACGCTTCTACACCAGCGCGTTTCAAAGCTGATCAGAAGGCTGCAGCTGCTGCCAAAGTAGCTCTAGCTAAACTTGAAGAAGAAGAGGCAGCCGCAACACAAATTGCTAAGGCTCGCAAGAATTTTGGTGAACCCACCGAAACCGTCTCCGAGTCCTTTTCAGCCCCAATCCCAGGTGGTAAGGAGCGGCTCACTCGCCGATTCGCTCCAGAAGGGGAGGCAGGTGCAGAGGGCGGCGGTCGTCCAGGCACCTTTAAGGGTGGCCTTCCAACGGAAGGGCCTGCTCGACAGGTCTTTGACCAGCTCCTCGCCTCCGGCATGGACGAGATTGAAGCTCTCCAACGCACCATCTCAGGAAACCTCCCACGAGGCTTCACTCTCCCTAGCTCTGTTAGTGCAGCTCCAGGTGTTCCAGTCCGCTCAAAGGTGGCTGAACTTCTAGGCGTCAGTCCTCAGCCCGAACAACAAGCAGTTGAGGCTATCGAGCAAGGTAATCGGGTCCCAAAATTCGGCTCCGCATTTCCTGAGCAGAAGATTGGAGAGGCTCCAGCCGAATATGATTACGATACCGCCTATAAATACTTCCTTCGGGAGGTTGGCGACCCTGAAGAGGCCCGTCGGCTAGCCGATGAGAGAGAAATCCCCATTGGCCTCAATCAGGCCGTTCAGGGATGGCGTCGGCCGGTAAACGCCCCCGTAATGCCTCCAGGACGGGGTGTAGCTCAGGCTGTGTCCCAGAATGCCCCTGAGGGCGCTCAGGTTGCCCCAGGAGCGACGAACGCCCCACCTTGGGTCCAAGAACAGCTCAGCATCGTAGATAGGCTTAAAAAGCTTGCTACCGAGGAATCTGGGGAGATTAACCCGGAGCTGGCCATGCAGCTAGGAAGTGCCGCTGCAGGAGGCGTTGTTGGGGCCGCTACAGATCCATTCGACGACCCACTTCTAAGCGGGGTTGCTGGTGCAGGTCTAGGATTAGCGGGACAGCAAGCCGTCCGGAATCCTCAAGATCTCAAAGACCTTCTAAAGATGGTTCCTCAGGCATATCGTGCTAACCTACTCACCTCAACCAGTCTACCAGCCAATGCTATCGTGGGTCCCTACGGCTCGGTCTTTTCTGGAGCCCTAGAATCCATGCTTTCTGGAGATCCTCGTGGTAAGACTCTCATGAAGAGCCTTAATCCAGTAAAGTTCTCTAAAGATTGGTGGGCTGCGCGCGAGGAGGCTAAGGACCTTATTGCTCATGGTGAACTAGGACGAGCTGAAGAAATCGCTTTTGATCCCTCAAATCCTATCAAAGGAGTGCTAGCAGCTCCTGGTGTAGCTATGACGGCAGGGGACGTGGCCGCACGAAAACTTGCAGAAGGAGCCAATTACTCCCCTGCTGAATCCAAGATCATGACCATGACCTCGGAGCCAGAAAGCCCAACACTTCACAGGCTGTCACACGCTGTGGATAGTAGCGACTTATTTGGATGGCTTGGTCAGATGGCGTTCCCGTTCCGTCGAACTCCTATGAACGTGGCTGAGCAAGGCATGCGCCGTATTCCAGGTGTAGGTTTTGTGGCTCAAGCCATGAGAGAGAATCCTGATGACCTCAGAACACAACTGGCTCAGCAGGGACTTGGAGCTGCCTATGGACTAGGAGGAGCCGCGCTCGGCTCTCAGCTTGATCCAGAAACTGCAAAGTATGTGCGTCCGTATGTGACGAACTTTGCGGGCCGTTACTCACTCCCAGCTGGACTTGGCTTTGCCGCCGGTCAAGCTATTGAACGTGGAGGGTCACCAACAGACATTTTAGGACAAACTCGAACTATTGAGGATATATTCCCCCTGCCTACCACAGATCCATTGGTGGAGGCAGGAAAGCTTATCTCTGGTCAGGGAGGTGCTCCTCGTGGTTCCTATCCTATACTCCTTCGACAATTGTTTGGGGAGCCTACAACACAAACTACGTCACCTACCAGACCACTCGGTAGCCTTCGACGCACTCCGTAAGGAGACTGCTCGTGCTAATGGAAGTTGTTTCTGGCGTCGGCACTCTTCTCGCCGCTCTCGCTGGATGGGGGGTCCGACTGGAAAGCCGGATCTCTGTCCAGAAAGCTCTACACGAAAGCTATGTTGAATCTCAGGAAGACGAAAAGGAAAGCATCAAGGAACTCATCAATGTGCAGTTCATCGCTGTTCATCAGCGACTAGACCGTATCGAACGCTCAATGAACGGACACTACGCGAGGGAATAATGGATGTTATCGACGAAATCATCGAAAGAGAGGGTCCTGAAACAAACGACCCCGTCGATAAGGGAGGCCGCACTGCCTTTGGCATCTCCGAAGCCACCAACCCTGAAGCGTGGGCCGACGACACCGTCTCGCGGGAGGAAGCCCGGGCCATCTACGAAGAGAAATACATTCGGAAGCCCGGCTTCCACCACATCCATGACCTCAAACTGCGTGCCCAGCTCATCGACTTTGGAGTCAACTCTGGTCCCAAGCTTGCCATCATCAAGCTCCAAGAAATCCTCAAGGGAGACCCTGATGGCATTATTGGTCCAGATACTCTCACGCGACTTAGTGTCGCCGAAACCGTCGTTGACATTAACGTGCTGCTGGTAATCAGTAGGGTCAAGATGATTGGCCGTATCGTCACGAAGGACCCTACTCAACTCAAGTTTCTCAATGGATGGCTCAATAGAGCCCTCTCGTTCCTCGCATGATAGTCGCACTTCTACTACTTCTACTAGCAAATGGCCCTAGTCTTCAACTAAAGGCTCGCCCACAGATAGTAGCTGCTCCTGCCAAGATAGCCTTTAACGCCGAGCTGAAAAATGGAACGGATGAAGAGGTCTATTGCCCCAGAATGGAATGGGATTGGGGCGACGGCACAACCTCGGAGCATGTGTGGGATTGCACACCATATGAGCCGGGCAAGACCATCGTTTTGCGACGCTTCTATGGTGAGCGAAAGTTCACTGAAGAAGGAGAATACACTGTGACCCTTCGCCTTTACAAGGGCAATAAAGTTTTGGCCGTTGGTAAAACCTTTCTACGCATACTTCCTCCATTTCCCAAATGAACGAACAGCTTGTGCAGCGAGCACACTTCCCCGAACCACTAGAAGGTGAGTTTCTCGGGAACGGCCGTATGCTACGCCTTACCGAGGACTTCACATTCATCACCAAAGATGGTGAGACGATTGAAGTTCCAAAAGGCTTCATCACAGACTTTAACAGCGTCCCTAGAGGCTTATGGAATGTCTTCCCACCATGGGAGTATCCTGAGGCCGGGGTCGTTCACGATTGGCTCTATCGCCATCCTGCTGGCAAAAGCCGGGGAGAAGTAGACTCATTACATCGGCAGATCCTAGACCTTCTAGGAGCCCCTTGGTGGAAACGACAAGCAGCTTGGAGTGCTCTCCGTGTCGGAGGGCGCTTTTCTTGGAGTCGATATCGGGAACAAGAGGCTCCTTCAGATCATGAATCGTAGATGCTCGAAACTCAGCCTTGACAAGTCCTTCAACATCATTTTGCAGAAAGAATCGTAATGCCGCACAATCCTTCAGGACCCCAACAACCCGTCCCTTCGCAGGGCATTGGGTCGAGTATTTATGATTGGCTCAACAAGTCCATCATTCCTCAGGAGTGGACTGAAGGAGCCCAAGACGCCATCGATTCCCCATCCCTAGAGCGAAGTCCCCTTGCTGCTCAAATTCAGGGCTTTGGAGCCGGTGCCATTGGAGGGCTTACTGATCTGGCAACCCCACTCAATATTGGAGCCTTAATGCTCCCAGGTGGAGCTGCTGCGCGTGGTGTGCGTATGGGAGCCGAAGCCGCCCCAGAAGCCATGGCTGGTCTTAAGGGGGCTGCCCAGGCCACAAAGCCCATCCTCCAAGACATTCCAGCTGAAGAAGCGGCTTCAATGTATGCTCGCTATCGAAATCCTCAGGCCACCGCAGCAAATCTAGGCAATCGTCCACTCAATATCCCTCAAAATCCACGCGCACAGGCTCTAGAGTCCTGGCGCACCGCAGCTCCCGATGCTCAGCAGGCCCTCATGGGTCTCATGCGAGGACGGTAAAATGACTTACAAGGAGACCTTGTAATGGCAGCTTGGATGCCCTTACCAGTTAAGAAAGTTTCTTCTCCCCCACCTCTACAAACCGAGAAGGAGCCCGCGACCGCCGCAAGCGCTGCGTTAAGTCAAGCAGAATTTGCTCTGAAGGGCCTCATGGGTGCATTGACACCCAAGCGCTAACATGCTATACTCGTCGATGGTTTGCGATAGCGAACCGGAGCGTTACGAAACCCTCTCTCGATAAGGAGCACCATTGAGAATTCTCGCTTGGGATCTTGAATGTTCGAGCCTCTCTGCAGACTTCGGTATCATTCTGTGTTGCGGTTTTAAGGAAGTGAACAAGGGCCGAGCAGAGGTCCACAGCATCCTGGATTACACGGACGCCTCAGGTGACCTTATCAAGGCCGAAAAGCGCCTTCTAAAGGATATTTCCAAGCGTCTGATGGAATCTGATGTGTGGCTCACCCATTACGGCACATGGTATGATACCATTTTCGTCAACACTCGACTTCTCTACCATCGACTTCCCGTTCTTCCGCCCAACTTTCCCCATATCGATACTTGGAAAGTAGCTCGGAACCGTCTGAAGCTACGGAACAACCGTCTTATCACGATTTCTGAGTTCCTTGGAACGGATGAAGAGAAGAACGCCATAAAACCTGAGCAATGGATTCGGGCTCTTGGTGGACACCGCTCCTCAATGAACTATATTGTGGAGCACTGCCGACGGGACGTGGTCGTCCTCGAAGAAGTCTATAACCTCATCAAACCGCTCATCCTCGACCACCCACACACTGGATTAGTTGGGAAGAAGGGTGAATGTCCCTACTGTGGCAGCAAGCGCCTTCAAAAGCGCGGCGAACATCGCACACGGACTCGCTTCTACCAACGTTACCACTGTCAGAATTGCCTACGTTGGCCCCGAAGCGCCAAACCCACGCAAGTCTTTACGACCGCTGTTTAACTCTCCTGCCAAATGGGGCCAGTGCAACGCTGGCCCTCCCATCTAATGGCCTTCACAATCACTGACGAAGAATTTACTGAATCCAAGAACGACCAGGAGCGCGTCTACAAAGACGTGTTGCTGCGCGGTCCAGCGACCACGTATATGGACCCTCTTGGACACGCACGTTGGGACACCGACTATTTCACCCTCCGTGCCACCGGGCTGAGCCATCCCGCCGCCCTGAAGGAGGTCCGACGCCGCATTTATGCAGAAGCCGGAGTTCCCAATCCTGAGGTCCCACCACAACCTCCCAACCCGCAGCCTGGACAAGGTGCTCTTGTCGGCAGACTCCGCCTAGAAAACGGAATGTTTGTCGATGATACGGGTCCAGTGCTGCCCATTTTCGCCCACGTTGGCGATCTCTTCAGTAAGTTTGTGAGAGATCCAGGCTTCGCGTTTGGACAAATGGACGAGTTGGTCCGCGCGGGATATCATGGGGCTCGTGTGTGGATGCAACTAGGCTGCGGAAACGAGCATGTATGCCCCGCTATTGACGATCATGGACGGGTCCCCTATTGGCTAGGTCGAGAAGTCGGCCCAAGCCCAGAAATCACCTCAGACTACTGGGGAAAAGTCTCAGAATTCCTGCTGGCTTTCAAGAATCGTGGCCTACGCATTGCATGGTCACAGGGCGACCCAGCCCAAACTGGCCATTCGATTGCAGCCCGGAAGGATTATGCTCGAAAGGCTGCCCAGGTAGCCACCTCAGTAGACGCCCATATTGTGGCATTCTTCGACGCAGGTAATGAGGCGTGGCAGAACGACGCTGACCGTTTCTACGATATTGGGAATCCCAATGCCGTAGCGAACATGACTGAGTTTGTCAATGCTTACAAGGATACCGGAGGCTCTGCTCTTTGCACCCTTACAGACACTCCAGGTGAGGCTGTTCAAGGTCCTTATGGAGCAGACGCCCTCTGTATTCCACAGACGGATCTTTGGGATGTCCATAGCTGGCGTGGCTCTCATTCGTGGGACAAGCGTCGCCATATCTTCTCGCTACCCTATGAGGGTAAGCCTCGACTGCGAAACGGAATCAATTCGGAGTCCCCAGGTAATGGGGATCTGGTGTCCGCCTCGGAGAATAAGGGTGAGCTAGACCATGAAGCCGTTGCACTGCTTGGTGCAATGGCCGCCATCTCGCGGCAGGCGTTCGTCTGGTTCTCTGGTGAAGGTGTCAAGCTCAATGCTGGCCTGCAGGGTGAGCAAGGGTTTGAATCGACTCCTCGTCTGATTCGTTTGCTTCCAAAGGATGTCATGCGCTATGAAAGGCTGCATCACTCAGGAGATACCTGGAATGGAACACGAGTATTCTCTATTCCTTCCACTTCCACCAACAATGAAATTCGTTGCGATGGTGCCGTTTCGTCTGATGGTCACTTCGCCTACGTCGTTGATGGTCCCATTGGCTCACACACTCTTCGTGTGGAGCGTCCCTTTACAGGCTCGATCATCACTCCACATACTGGGGTGGTAGATCCTTTCAATGGTAGCGCTGGAGAAGTGAAAGCAGTTGAATTCACACGAGGCCGAGTTATCACAGGAAAACTATCATGAGATGCGTTCACTGCTCACTAAATTGCGAGTGCTCACCTAAAATCTGTCCTTGCTGTGCAAAGGACCCCAAAAAGTAAGGGGGGCTCCCCGTGTTCAAGTTCCTTCCAGCTTTAGTTGTTGCCCTGGCACTCATTTTCACCGCCCCTGCTCCATGTCCAGCCGATGTGATATTGGACCTCACCCGGTCAATTGTTAAGGTGCAGACACTCGCACCTGACGATAAGATGATGTCCTGTTCAGGATTCGTGGTCAATGCTGCAAAAGGTTGGGTTGTCACCGCTGCTCACTGCATCGTTGAAGGTTATCAAGGCGTGCGAGTGGATGGTATAGACACAGAAGTTGTCAAAAAGAACGACGTTCTTGCCATCGTCGCTATGGAGCCCATGACAAAGCCTCCAGTTGAGCTGCGTAACCCAAAGATAGGCGAGAACACCCGTTCGGTAGGATTTGCCCTCAATGAATATCTCAGCATTCTCTGGCGACACGTTGCTAACATCAAAGATCAAGATTTTCTACTGGATGGCCCCTTCATTCCTGGAATGAGCGGCGGTCCGATTTTTGGAGATGACGGAAAGGTGGTCGGGCTCGTTCAAGGCTCAACCCAAGTGTTCGGAGTGGCCTGCGGAGGTGAGGAAATCAAAGACTTCATCAAATCGGTCAAATAGGAGCAAAATTAGCATGCTCAGCAGCATCAAAATCGTTCATCTTTGGAAAGGATGCTAGCTTATGAGTCTATCAAAGTATCATCTCGCGGCCGTGATTTGGGATGATGCTCACCACTCACTCGATGAATTTTCCAAGGAAGAGATAGGACGACAGTTCCACAAAGCAGCTAGAGAGACCAACTATGGCCTTCTAGTTGAAGATGACGAGGCGGGTGTCACTATAGCGATGGAGGAAGGCGCAGACGGTCAGTTCCGTCATCCTTTCTTCATCCCCCGCCAGATGATCATCGAAGTCATTGACCTAGGCATCCCGAGACGCAAAATCAAACGTAAACAGAAAATTAGACCAGAAACACAAAGAGCCCCAAATCCTGAATAAGGACTGGGGCTCTTTTTTTTTGGTCTCTAGACGCTAGTCTTCACAAATGTGAAAGCTTGAGGGGTCACTCTTAAGGAACTGAGCAAGCTTCTTATCTTCTAGTCGCTCTTTGACGTATTCTGCACCGTTGATGTTGAAG